AAAAAAAAAAAAAAAAAAAAAAAAAAAAAAAGAAGTAAATACTTCTTTTGTTACCGAGTATGAAACCCAACAATAAACATAACATTCAGAATTACATTAGCGAGTTGTTACTCAGAGCTTGTATGCTCATGGTAGCTAACGCAAAATACACACCAATTACTATCGTATTTGGTATGTATTTCTCTGCCTCGTATGTTCCTATAAGAGGACACGATTTTTTTAAATTTTTAGTGTTGTGTATTTTTAACACAAATTGTTTCTTATTGGGTTTTATGGAGTTAGGAGTAAAAAAAAATTTGAAAGTCATACAATAAAAAAAACGGTTGCATATGCAACTAATGTAATTGTATTGATTTTTGGGTTGCAAAGAAGAAGAAAAAGATTTAAGTTTGTATCACTAAAATTGGAGAGGGCAATGAAATTTTTAGCACAGTATTACATATTACTGAATGGCGACGACAAAGAAACGATAAGAGAAACAAAGCAGTTTGTCTACCCAACATTAGATAAAGTTAAGATTGCTGTTATAGAAGACGTTATAGAATCAGTTAAAAATGGTTGGGTGCACACAAATGGCCCGACAACATACGGCATACCACCACACAATATAAAGGAAATTTCAGTAAGTATTGCAGAAATAGAGGAGGACGATAATGAGTAATGATAAGATTATAACACGAAGCATCAGGACTACGGTAGAACGCGAAGAGAATCACCAGCGTTATGCAGCTACATTTGACGGGCAGTCGTTATTAATAGCTAACCTTATATATGGTGAGCATCGCAACGAAATATCATTTAACAATATAGATGATGTTACATTCATCAAGAATGCTCTGGACGATATATTGGAAGTTTATAATGATATAAAAGAGGAGGAAGTCAATGAGTAGTAAAAGTGCGAGAGCAATTGAAAAGGCACATAGGAAGGCCATGATGAGTAAAGGCGCAGCGGCAATTGAGAAGGCGCACAGAAAGGTAGAACGGATTAAAGAGAGGATGGAAATAATTGGAGAAATATTGGCCGAGTTAAAGGACGAGAATGCAGCCGACTACCTTGTTGGGGTTGCGTTTAAGACATCCAGCTACCTTCTTTTCGACCCGAAAGATAGACGCAGATTTATAGGGGCGGTTGAACGTGAGCTTGATGATGCGTGGCACGAGTTAAATGCAGAGTTAGATAATATAGACATTGATAAAATTATGGAGGAAGAATGAAGTATTTAAAGCGATGGCCTGTTGTTAGCACTTCCCACACTGAACTAAGCCCACGGCAACGGTGTGTATTGAGTGTATTGCAATCAAACAATAATGTGACGATGCAACAGATGAGCTTGATAGCCAACATGGATATCCGTGATGTTGATACGACATTACGATGTTTATCGTCCCTTGGGTTTTTGTCTAAAAGAAGAAAAGGAACTACGGATAATATATTAGGATTGTATCGTGTTAAAGAAAAGCTTGAGCACATTGAATTAAACGGCTCGCAAGAATTGGGGGAATATGGCGACGTTTATATAGAATTGGCTCAATTATTTTACAAGAGGTTATTAAGTAGGTTTAAGTATAGAGGCGTGCAGTATAACGATTCGACGTGGCCTAATGAGATGCGTAAGATACATATCATAGATGGCCACTCAATCTCTCTTATAAGAAGCGTAATCTTCTTCACATTTGATGACGACTTTTGGCGGGACACCGTAATGTCGCCAGCGTCTTTAAGGCGTAACTTCAATACGATATTAGGGCAGTTAGAAAGAAAGGCATCTAAAGAAGACCAATTGCGCAAGCAACGAGCAACACAAATTGACAGTAAGATAAAAGATTTACTATAAGGCTACTATGAACAATATGTCTGACATAGATAACTTAAATGCGTTTCACGTGGAACACATAGAGTTAGAAACATTATATAACGTTATATCGTCTCCAACATCTTTTAATGAGCGGATGGCTTACTTAGAAGGGACTATTTCCAGATATGGCATTGATATATTTTACAGCAAGGTATCTCGTTATTTTTATGACGTTATCGCCGAATTAGGGAATGAGCATGACACTGTAGATACAATGAGAGTTGTTGAAGCAGTGCGCAGCTCCAATAAGTTTACCTTAGAATGGAAGAAGGAATTAATAGGCTCTATACAAGATGTAATGAAAAGAGGCAACCCAACGACGCCTATAGAAACCTCATGCGAGTATTTGGTTGAGTATGCCAGACAGAGGAAATTAGCTAATTTAGCTATAAATGATATTATAAACGGGCTATCAATTGGGCTTGATTCTATTGATATTGCGTCACTAATAAACAACAAATTGGACGACCCATTATTAATGGCGGAATCTGACGTGGCATCACCGATAGATGTATTAGACAACTTAATATCAGTTATAGACGTAAGGAGGAAAGACCCCAAGGCAGTCGTAGGCGTCCCAACTGGATTGCCTTCATTAGATGAAATAACCTTGGGGTTTCAGCCAAGCGACTTAATATATATCGCAGGTCGCCCATCAATGGGGAAGACGGCATTAGCTTTATCTATAATGCTGAATATGATACTCGAAGGCATACCCGTTGGATTCTTTTCGTTAGAGATGACAAAAGACTCATTATACGTAAGACTACTTTCAATACTAACTAAAATACCCGTTGAAGATGTTATGCGAGGCGCAGTAACGCAAGAACAATACGATAAATTAAAAGATGCCGCTGCTAAGTTAAAAGAGCTGCCGCTTTATATAGACGACACGCCTGGCGTGACAGCTGAGTACATACGCTCTGTGACTTATATGTGGAAGAGAATGCACGGAATCAAATGTGCTTTTGTCGATTACATTGGACTCGTCACACCGTTGAAGAAATTGGAGTCCAGAGAACGAGATGTAGCTCATGCAAGCCAATCATTCAAGTCCACGGCTAAAAAGTTTAATATACCAATGGTGATATTGTCGCAATTAAATCGCGCACTTGAGCAACGTGCAGATAGAAGGCCAATACTCTCAGACCTACGAGAGTCTGGCTCCATTGAGCAGGACGCTGACGTAGTGATATTTGTTCATCGTGACGAAATGTATCGCAGCAAAAAAGAATCAGCGATGCCAAATGAATGGGTTGACCCAGACACAGGGGAGTATGTAGAAAAAGATAGTGTTGACCAAAACGCAGAAGTTATAGTAGCTAAGCAACGTAATGGTAAATTGGGTGACGTTAAGATGTACTACAAAAAAAGATACACATTATTTACAGAAAACAGATAAGGAGAGATTATGAAAGAGAGGACGCTAAAAGATTTAGTCGAAGAAATTAATGTCTTAATAAAACAAGCTGATAAGTATAGTATAGATATTGACCCAGAGGTTGTAAAGGATATTCTTCGTAAATACGAGGAGCAACTGTGGCTTGAGGAGATAGAGGCATGAGGTGGCATTTTGACAAGATACTATACTTAGATACGGAGACAACTGGACTCGACCCAGAGAAAAACGACATCATACAAATAGGAGGGCTAATAGAAGTAAATGGGAAGGTAGTTGACAACTTTGAAATGTATGGCAGACCACGCAGACCAGAGTTTATAACACCAGAGTCTGTAAAAGTCCATAAGATAAAAGTAGAAACCATGATGAAATTCCCGCGTCAAGAACAAATGTTCGATAAATTTTACAAGAAAATAAATAGATATACATCTGGTTTTAACCGACAAGACAGAATACTTATTGTTGGTTATAACGTACAATTTGACATTGATTTCTTACGGAAGTTTTTTAACAGGGGGCTAGAGGAGTTGGGCCACGATATTAAGAAGATAAATTTTGGCAACTTCTTTTACAATGGCGGGGTAGACCCGTTGCCTGTATTGCGGTACTTAGCCGCAACTGGGCGGATGCCTATGCCTAAATCATTTAAACAAAGCACCGTTGCTAAAATGCTTGGCGTTAAATACCGCTCGCATCATGCAAGATACGATATAGAGGTGACCCGACAACTAATGAAATATTTAGATGATGGGTTCCAAGATACTGATTTTAAACGCACACTACAGGAGAGTTACGGTGGCCAGGAGACAATACTCTGATGAATTAAAAGCTGTCGACTTTCAGATATTAGATAGATTATATATAATTGTCTACAACAAGTTGACGGAGTTTCAATCGACAGATAGCTGGGAGAAGCGACGTAAGTCTTGGGCGCAAATATTAGCTATGTATATTGGGGCTTATGCCATGGATATGGATGTCAATAATATGTTTCGATGGCGTATGCAAAAAAGGAGAAGCAAACTTTTCCCTAACTATCGAAGACTTGATTTGCGTAAGTGGATACGTATTCCAGTTTACCCATCTGTCTACCAACTGTTAGCACATGCGTTAAATGTATATAAGTTTCAATATGGCAGTCAAGATGTAATAAGAGCGTTCATAAAGCCTCATGTTAATATGAGGCGCGTCATGGTAGACTTAGCATCACAAATAGAATATATGTGCGAAGATTTATTAGACGACATAAATGTTTGTGGCGTAGAAACAGAGGGCAATATATTCGCGCAAATAAAAGATATGCAAACGCCAATAGAAGTGCTGGTACATTGGGGATATTTTGATAAACACCCTATTATTGTGCCACGCATTACATCATACGTAAGAACAGCGGGGTCTATTATAATGGCGAACAGAGCGAAGAAAATACCGCATATAGCACAAAATTTAAAAAAAGTTATTACTCAAATAAGGAGGGTACATGTTGAAAGAAGGACTTGAAATGGTACGTGAATTTCACGACAAATATGGGATAAAATTTGCAGAAGATATTACTATCCCATCGAAGAAAGAAATGGAGTTACGGCTCAATTTAATAGAAGAAGAGGTCAAAGAATTGCAAGAAGCAATCGCAAAAGAAGATGTCGACATCGTTGAAGTGTCTGATGCACTGAGTGATATTCAGTACGTACTGTTCGGCGCAGTGAACAGTTTTGGGTTACACGATATTTTTGAAGACCTATTCAAAGAAGTGCATAGGTCTAATATGACAAAGAGTAACGAGAAAAGAGAAGACGGCAAGATATTAAAAGGAGATTCTTTCGAGCAACCTAATCTTGTTGATGTTATTAAAAAAAGCAGAATGACGCCATTTGATTATAGTCGTCCAGAGAAACGGCCGCCTATTGTCGCGTTTGATTTTGATGGAGTTATAGCTAAGTATGACGGGTGGGATGGAGAAGATAATTTTGGTAGACCTAACGCAGAAATACTCAAGCTCGCATTAACATTAAATGCTATGGGCGCCAAAATAATTATTTGGACAACACGCAGAGATACAAAAAAGTTACGAGAGTATTTGGACGCAATAAGGTTCCCTTATGATTCTATTAATTGCACTAAACACAACCCACCGTATTCTTCGTCTAAGCCTATTTATGATGTGCTAATAGATGATAGAGCGATCGGATACGATATGACTGTTGGGATGCGCGCGATAGACTATAGGAGAATAGAAAAATTAGTTGCAGAAAAAGTTTAAGTTACGTATATTTGCAACGAACAATACTTGTTGTACTCTCCACTTGCAGGGGCTGCGCAAGATAGCGGCCCCTTTTATTAAAATATCGCGAGGTCACTATGAATACAAAATTAATCCGACGCTCTCTTGAAGGCATGAATGTTGAAGTGCAAAGTGATTGCGTGGACATTTATAACGACAACCTTAGTTTTACCATGGATTTTTCGCATAGACCATTTCCATTGAGGGGTATGACGATATTTAATATAGATGAAGCGTCCGATGAGTTTGTTTTTATCGGGGGCATTTTAGAAGATTTTGCGACTGCAATATACAATAACGAATATGGGCCATTCGTTGACGATTAAGATTTTTCCTTGTGTTGTTTTACAAACAGGGCGGCACACATCCTGCCTAAGTATATGCCAAGCCGCCTTGTTTTTTAAATAAAAAAACCTTATATTTGCATAACACTAATATTACGAGGTTAAGATGGCGCGTTTAAAGAAAAAACCTACAGTCGTAGAAGGAATCCAAGCAACAGCGTCTGGGGACTACGGTACTCTCGGCACAATGAATAGCGGGGATTACTTTATCAGTACAGCATCAGGTGACTTAATGACCTTGACAGAAGCATACGTGACTGCGAATTACTATGAAGTAGGCGACGGCACTCCGTTGCAAGGCTCAGATGTTGATTAAAGAAAACGATATACATAAATTTATCGTTGAGTATGCTCTTCTTAGGAGACCTAACACTGTTATACAGTCAAATTATTTGGTCGGCGCTCTTATCAATAAGAGAACTGCCGCCATGTCAAAAGCTTTGGGCTACCAGAAAGGGACACCCGATTTGTTCTTCGCATTCGCTACCGAGGACTACCACGGGCTGTATATAGAAGTGAAAACTAAAGCAGCCCGTCTTTTTACAAAAAAGAACGTCCCATACAATGAGCACGTGGCCCAACAAGTACATCAATTACGTAATTTAAATAATGAAGGATATTTAGCTGTATTCGCACGAGGCGAAAAGGAAGGGGTAGAAATCTTCGACTATTACCACTCCTTGTATAAAGGCGATAAAAACATAGAGGCGCCAAATGTAATAACAAATTATCTTGATAATATAAAAAATGCCGACCTATCTAAATACAAAACAACTCTCACGTATTACTAAAAAAAACAAAGGTGAGAATCCCTTACAAAACTCACCCTTGCCAAACAAATAGATTCAACTTTTAATTTAAAATACCCTTATATTTGTGAAACAAAAAAATTAAAAATACACGTTGCACGACGTGTTAATGATTTGAAAGGTCTTTAAACCTTTGTTGCGGGAGTAGGACTCGAACCTACAATCTTGGGCGCATGAGACCCACGTGTTAACCATTTACACCATCCCACAATTTTATTATCCTACATCAAATAATTGGCCTGCTCGAAGAACGCGCCACTGCGAGTCTGATAGTGACGCAGAAGATGGTGGCCTAAAACTTATGCGATAACCTTGGTCATAAGGCAAATCAACAGGCTGCCTCTTTGTCGGTTCAACGAAAGTCACACTATACTCATCTAAATTTTCAATGAGCTTTGACAGCTCGTTAAAGAACCCCATTAATTTGGTGATTTGGACTGAATCGTAAATCTTTATTAATTTCTTTTTTGTGTTTATAGAATAATCAATATTCATTTAAGCCTCAGTAGTATTGTTTAACATTTTTAAAGTGCTCTATAATTTTGTTCCAGTGTGGCTGTGTTAAAATTAATTCTTCCCCATTTTCATTGGCAATGACGGTCACCTTGTCTTCACTATTGTAATACATTCGTACTATTTTTGTGAAATCTACAGCTCCCATTTCAGTGCAGTAATCCGAAGCATTTTCATTTCTTTCGATAACAGTGCCGTTGTCTGCGACCTCAAAAATCGTTATTCTCAATCTACATTCAAGAATTGGGTTTGGCTTTGGCAGAAATATCTGCTTTAATTTTTGCGATAGTGTCGTCCAGAAATTCGAGTTCCTTTTTGTTTGGGACATAAAACCTTCCTATTTGTTCAGAAAATTTGTGCATATAAATAATGTGGTACTTTTTTAGGTTGCCGCGCTTTAAGCTTTTAAACTTTCTGCTGCGTGCAGTAGGTGACGCCATATCTATTAATAAACCAATATTATCTGGTGTCACTATTACGAAGTCAATTCCCTGTCCCAAGTCTAAAGCGTGCGACCTAAGTATTAGCCACTCTTTTCTGTGTTCACGCAATAAGGCGTAAAAATAATCCTCTCTAATAAAACTCGGATAAACCCGACATAGTCTTGCGACAAGACCTGGCATCTCATCTTCTTCGATGTTAAGTTTGTTTTGTTCGATATAACCATTAACAAATTCTTCTTGCGTAGGCGGTCGCTCTGTCTTGGGGTCAACCATTAAGTCGTATGCTAAACGAAATGCAGGAAATCGTTTCTTTTCAACCTTATCTTCACGTAATTGAGAAAAGCGTAGTTCGCTCTTTTTTAAAAAATCTCTCCACTGATTTAAATCCATCTTCGTCTCCTCGTGTAACTAAATGCAAATATAATCGTTATAGACTACTTGTCCAAATTTGGATTGTAAAAATTTTATGTTTATATTTGCACGGAGGCTAATATGAGTAGATTAGATAAAGCATTAGTACAAAGTTCAAAGAAAATCGAGTCACAACTTGATGAGTTAAATGTCTTTGTGCACGACTTAGAAGATATACAACAAGCTGTCGATGCGCTATTAATTGACGGCACAAAACTCATGCACACTATAATGCGTGAAAAAGGGAATAGCAATAACGATAAGATTTCTGCGTATCGTGCGGTATTGTCATATAGCAATCACTTAGATAATAGGCGTAAAAATAATAGCGAACAACAGCAGACACTTATAATGAGTGACAATTTAAAGATTACAACCAAAGAGAAAGATGCCAAAGACTAAAAGCATACCTTTAAACCAATACTTTGAGCTGCAACCTAAGCAGCTTGAAGCGTATCAACACGTTGGTAAAGGCGGCAGAATCTTCTTTGGCGGAGCGCGGGGTGGGGGTAAAGTCGTTTCCCGCTCTGACACTGTCTCTACGCCGTTTGGGTGGAAGAAAATCGAAGACGTAAAAGAAGGCGATTTAATACACAATCCAGATGGCAGTGTGCAAAAAATTATTAAACTGCATCCGTGGATAAATTACAATCCAACACGCGTCACTTTTAGTGACGGTACTTACATCGACGTACACGAAGACCATTTGTGGCAAGCATGGCGCGCTAATAAAATGATAAAGAAAAACGGTAAGAGAATTGGTAGTTATGAAAGCAGAGAAGTAGTAGAAACTCGCACACTGCGCAAATGGTTAGAGGCAGGGTATAATCCACAAATACCCGTTACGCAACCCGTTCCATATAATATAAGTACACGAGAAAAGAATAAAATTCCTCCCTACTTATTAGGGGTATTATTAGGCGACGGCTCAATTACCAAAAATGGTATAACTATAACACAGCATCAAGACGACCATGAACATCTTAAAAAATATTTACCTTATGGAGATGACGTAAGATATAAAGGCCAATCAATTTGGTTTAATGGTCATACCCGCAAATGGTTAGAAGAAAAATTAAAACTACATAAATTATTTGGGACTAAAAGCGCAACTAAATTTATACCACGTATCTATAAATATGGCACAATAGAAGATAGATGGGAATTAGTTAGAGGGCTAATGGATACAGATGGGTATTCCGCTCCTGATAAAAATGGTTGCCAATATACAACGATAAGCAAACAATTAGCAGATGATATGGCTAAGGTACTACGTAGCTTAGGATGCGTTGTTACCATTACAGATAAAATAGGTAAATATAAAAATGAATTAGGCGAAGTCATTGAGTGCAACAAAGCGTATATGTTATACATTAAAAGCCGCGATGATTCTCAACTGTTTAATATGGAGCGCAAAAAACGAAATGCTCCCGCTAAAAAAGAAATAAGTAAACGTGTTGTTAGCGTAGAGTTGTTAGAAGATATTGAAGTAGACGGGCGATGTATAACCGTAAGCCATCCTAATTCATTATATATAACAAACGATTTCATAGTGACACACAACAGTTGGCTCGGACGTACAGCAGCGGTGTTAAGTTGTCTACAAGTCCCTGGATTGAGAGCAATAATTATCAGAGAGACCCTCGATGAACTTATCAATAACTTTGTTACACCAATATTAAACGACCTCCCAGAAGATATATTCCAATACAGATATTACCGTAAAGATAAAAAAGCAGTTTTTGCTAATGGGTCAGAAATCTTGTTCAGGTCAGTTGATGCACCCGAAGCTGCGCGTAAAGTGCAAGGTGTCGAGTACCAGTTAATGGTTATTGATGAAGCTAATAATTTTGATGAAGATATTATACATAAGTTATCTGGCTCGTTAAGAGCGCCAACAAATAAATTTGACGGCAAATTTATCCCGACATTACTTATGACAGGTAACCCAGGTGGTAGAGCTGACGGGTACTTTAAAAGTAGATTTGTTAACCCAGATTATAGTCGATGGAAGCCGTATGAAATAAAATACAAAGACAGATATATTTTTATTCCAGCTAAAGTTGACGATAATAAATACGTCAACGAAGACTACGTAGACCAACTAAGGTCTTTGCCTAAAAACTTACGCGAAGCATGGTTACATGGCAATTGGGATGTATACGAAGGGCAGTTCTTTGATGAGTGGGACCCGTATTATCATGTAGTCGGTGACTTCATTATACCAGAGCATTGGCAAAAGATAGCTGGTTTTGACTTAGGGTTTACGAAAAAGCACCCGAGCGTAGGCTTGTGGTTAGCTCAAGACCCTGCGCGTTTAGATGTATACGTATATCACGAATACACAGGAACAGCGTCTGTTGATACTTACGCTCGTGACCTATTAGAAATAAACAAATCCGCAAAAGCAAACTTATTTTATATTGACCCATCAATGTTCTCGAATAACACACGTCGTCAGGAGGGGGATGAAAGTCCTGCTGATATGTTTTTACGTGAAGGCATACCAGCTGTTCGCGCAAATAACGACCGCATCAATGGATGGCGAGTAGTTAAACAATGGTTAACAGTAGTAGATACATTGGAGAACGCAGCGAATCCAGAGTCGGGGAGAGTAAATAAATCCCGCTTGAAAATAATGGATAGCTGCCAACACTTAATAGAGACCTTGCCTTTATTGAAATATGCAAGTAACTCTTTCCAAAAGAAAGAAGACGTAGATACAAAGATGGAGGACGACGCAGCAGACGCATTACGGTATGGGTTAGTTACAGGGTTTGGATATCCGACGCATAGCGTAGAAAAAACTTACTCTGACGAAATCAAAGAAGTCTATGAATTGAATGATGACTTTGAAGCCGTCGGATTTTATAACGACTTTTTAGACGAAAAGAACGATAAAGATTTCGTTTCATCTGCATCATATTACGGGTAAAGAAATGATTGAAGTATTGACCGAAGAAGAAAACGCGAGTCGATTAGGCGACTCAGCAAAACGACTTGAAGTCGTACATGGCGATTTAGAAAAAATCAGTTACGTCTTTGAGGAAAAGCAAGTCAAAGGACGGCGTAATCAAGATTGGTATGCTTCCCGTCAATGGACAGATGATGAAAAGGAAGCGCACCATAGACAGCGCAGGCACCCGTTTGTCTTTAATGAGATACAACATAAGGTCGACCATTTAATAGGTACTCAGACACAGACACGAATGGATGCCAAAGTGATGCCGCGAGAAAAAGGAGATGAATTAGCGGCACAGCTACTCACTGCAATAGTCAAGTGGGTTGAACAAGTTAACGCAATAGAACACGTAGAAACTCAAGTCTTTACAGACGGATTACTTAAAGGCTTTGGAGCAGCAGTAGTGCGTTGGGAGATGGAGGACTTTATACACGGTTATCCTAAAGTAGAGAAAGTTCCGATGAACCAACTCTATTGGGATTTATCCGCAAAGTCGCTTGATTTATCTGACGCAAGATGGATGGCACGAGTGCAACGATTACAACGCGGGACGCTTTACGAATTATTCCCAGACAATATCGAGGAGATAAAAGATGCAGCAAATCACGAGGGCACGGATGGTTATCCGAGTATCTTACAAATAAAAACGAAGTTGGAAGAAGAACTTGACACACGATACGGTTCGTCTTGGCAGTATTCTGATAGAGATTACGTTGATTTAGTTGAGCACTATGAGAAAATACGCATTAAACAATATGTAGTATTAGACGATATCACAGGGCGCATCAACAGATTCGACGAATACACAGAGGCACAAGATTATTATAAAGGTCTGATGACCACGTATTCAGAGAACGGTGAGCCATTATACATGGCCGACGGGACAAGTCGAGTAGCTTTCGTTACTACAACTGTCGACAAAATGTTGCAAACCATAATCGTGGGTGACACGGTTATATCTTCTACATTAACTGATTTAAGTGATTTTCCATTTGTTGTGTTTTTCGCTTATTTCAGTGACGGCGATTTCTGGGCATTCGTTGATTCCCTTATAGACCCGCAGTACCTTGTCAATCGCTTTTTCTCACAGTGGGATTATACATTAGGAGCTTCACATAAGAATATGATAACAGTGCAAGAGTCACTGTTAAAGAGAGGGTGGTCAGTAGAAAAAGTCCGCCAAGAAATCTCGCGTACAGCTCCTGTTATTCCAGTGATGAATCACGCAGCGATTGAACCGCGACCTAATAACCCCGTGAATCCCGAATTATTTCAAGGGATTATGTTTGGTATCGGACGTATGAATGATTATGCAGGAGGGCGTAATGCTCTTGGTCTGCAAGAATCTGCGGCTGAATCAGGGCGGGCGGTTATTGCACGAGCGGAACAAGGCGGATTGGCACGTTTGCCGTTATTTGACAAACTACGTAATTGGCGACAAAACTTAACCTACAGACTATTATGGTGGATAAAAGGATATATGTCTCCTGCTCAAATGTTGCGTATTGTTGGTAAAGACGACTCAATTAAATTCACAAATATAGACGACTTAGTTCTAAGCGGCCTTAGAGAAATTAAAACAGATGTTGTTGTCGATGAGGCTACGAAGTCAGAGTCTATTAGAGAAAGACAATATCAACAGACCGTACAGTTCTTCCAGACAGTACAAGGTCTTGTGCCAGGTGACATCGTGGTAGATATGTTGTTAGAATTATCAGAGTTGCCAGAATCTAAAAAAGATGAGATGCGTTCTAAGTTAGAATTTTCTCAAGCATATCAACAACAAAAAGAACAGCAACAAAATGAACAGAAGCTACAACAGCAAGTGGTTGACGCCCAAAAGCGTAAGAGCATCAAAGAGATGTTGGAAAGGGATGAAGAGCTTAAAGATGCGACGGAGCAAGTACGCAAATCCCAAAAGGAGATGTCAAAAGAAGTTGATGAATTACAAAGATTACGTGAAAAGGGTGAAGAAATAGAAGTGCCTCAGCAGTCAGCAATATCGCAGCTGTTTGGAGGATAAGGACACAAGTCCCGTTTTATAAAAACTTTACTTGACTTATAGAACTTAATTAAATATTTTTGTATAAAAAGCGAGGAGCTAATATGGCGATGGATTTAAGTGTGCTTGATGAAGGCGCAGAAGCAACGACAGAAGAACGCCAAGAAGAGGTGGCAGAAGATGTCCAAGAAGTTGACGCAAACGAACCATACGAAGGACAAGCCATCGACGACAGAGAAGATGGTGACGGTGATGACGTACAGAGTGAAAGTGAAGAGGAAGGTGGAGAAGCCGCCGAAACTCTTACAGCGTTAGAAAGATGGCGACAAGAACGTGCGAAGTCTAAGCAGCAAAAAGAGCCGCAACAAAATCTGGACGACCCAGAAATTAAAAGCGCATTGGAATTTGCAAAGTTTGCTAAGACAGACCAGTTCACACGTAACATCGCTGCATGGAGAAAGCAAGGTTATAGTGAAGACCAAATCGCACTATACCTTGCGCAACAATACGCAGCAAACGCACAACCTAATGAGCAAAACACCGATAACTATGGCGCCAATAATAACACAACAGATATTGACGCAGCTTCCATTGAAGCGCGAGTCAATGAATTGCTGGATTCAAAGTTGGGGGAATATACGCAGCAGCAACAAAAGCAACAGCAGTTGCAGTTGCAGCAATCGCAGATAAATAACAACAACGAAGTTGTATTCTCCACAGCGTTAAGCTCAGCTGGGCTTAAAGAAAGCGACATTACAGATGAAGACGCGACAGCATTAAGAGATGCGGTTGATATGTTATACCAAAACATAGACCCTCGTCAATATGCTTTTACACAACAACAAGCTGATATGATAGTACGTACAGCTTTTGAAGATAAGTTAAAAAATAACAAAGCTAAAAGGAGTACAAACATGGCACAGAATGCTCAAAACGCACCACGTGTACTTGGAGCACAGCCAGGAGAAGCGTCCCAAGCCCCAGACAAAAGTCGAGGTAAAGACCCATACGCTCCTTTAAAAGCTCGACAAGGCATCACAAAAGGTGAGCGCGTTAAAAATTACTTTAAACTTTTTTCTTAAACAACTTTACTAAAAGTAAAAGGAGTGCATTATGAAATATGACAATAGAGCGGTAACAGATGGCGTCAGAAGTTCGACGTCAGTATTGCCTAAAAAGATTGTCGATGACATTGACTGGCAGATAAGAACACTTGAGCCAGAAGCAACTCCTCTTTACACATTAGGTCAGGTGTTAGGTACGGGACCAAAGCCCACTAATCACAAAGTCCAAGTAACGCAATATCACGCGTTCGACCATTACGACTACTGTTCTAACGTGTATTTGGGAGCTGATGTAGCAAGCGGCGGCTGGGAACGATTCGCACGCTTAACTCTTGACCAACCATCAAGACCATCAACAGGGAGCACAAACATGTTCTACCAACCTCGCGATAAATTTTATATCGCGTCAACAGGTCAGGTAGTCGAGGTAGTCGTAACCCCAAGAAGCAATTACGATGCGCACGGGACAGCAATGGTAGTACCAACGGTATTGGCTGGAACAGGTGCATCAGATACGGTAACAACTGGCACGTCCACAGCGGGCACAGTGGTTGTTAGAAACCTTACGCCAGACCCTATCGCACCATTCTCTCAATCTGACGTTATTTATCTTGGTAACGCAATTTCTGAGTCCCAAGATATTTTAGCTGAACCATCTCAACGTGACATCTTGTTTGACTGTAACTACGTGGAACACCACGAGAAAGTTATTACGATGACAGAAGACCAATATAAGTGGGTGCAAACTCATGGGTCTGTTCCTGAGTGGAGCTTCCAACAAAGAGAAGCAATGAAAGAGATGAAGAAAGATATAGATTACCTTGCATTCTTTGGCGAAAGAGCAGTCAACTTTGATGTTGAGAATAGGCCAGCACGTCACATGAGAGGGTTGTTAAACTCAATCCAAACTAACGTGGCTTATTATAACCCTGCTTCCACGGTTGATTTTGAATTAATGTTTGCGAATTTCTTGCATAACCAAGCTTTCCGTTATAACCCTAACGGCAAAAATAAGATTGGTATTTGTGGGCCAGACTTCTTGTTCAACTTTAACATGGCGTTCAGAGAATTTAGAAGAACAACTGATATTGACGTAAAAGCTAAAAAAGCTGGTCTTGATATTGATACATATAAAATGCCGTCGGGCTACACTATATCACTTACTTCTTCTGAGGTATTCCGCAGAGGAACTGCGATGAGTAATTGGTGTTTCATTATCGACCCAATGGAAGCTGAATGGAGAATAGTAAAAGACTTCTCTACTCGTCCGTATCAATTAGCTACTCAACGTGACATTAAGTTAATGATGGAATGGCAAGGCACAATTGCTTGGCATTTAGAACAATCACACGCACTTTTAAGAACTTAATAGGAGATAGACAATGAGATATATAAGTCCATACGCAAATTTAAAATTGTATCGTAAAGATGGCACAATAGCACATGAGTTCGTAAACGGCGTACTGGTTGTTGGTGACCAAACTACTACGAATGGCACAGACCTAACGACTAATACATTGGGCTATGTTGTTGACGCATTTGAATATAGCGGCACACCTGAAACCGAAGTTTTCCAAATTTATTCTACTACCTTAGATGGTGGCGCAGATGACAGATGGGAACTTGCAGGACAAGGCTCGTTAAATGGCGTTGATAATAACGGCGATGCGCTGACTAACCTAGAAGATGGTTATAGAGGCTTCTTCTTTGAAGCACCTAAACTATCTGGAGCAGATGGCGCGTCAGCTACAGAAGGTGTCTGGTATGAAGTGTTAGAAGGCTCTGTAACATATGGTGGTACTGAGTACACGATAGGCCAATTCTTTGAAACAGACGGCGATGCGACAGTAGTAACTGGTGACGGTTATTATGCGTTAGCTTTGCCTGAGTCCTTGCGTAATAAATGCAAGTGCTTCTGTGCAGAAGAGTTTAAAATAAAGCACCTACAATATGGAGATGAGCCATTGAGCTACTTCTTCTTTGGGGAGGGATTTAAGCCGCGTAACAGTATGACAACTACAGACGCAGACTTCTACGGATGGATACGTTAAATAGATTTTAAATATATGGTGGCGGGCTTTAGTTAGCCTCCTCGCTCTCTCTTGCTCGTCACCTTTTTTTTACAAATATTTTTGAGGAAGCGAGACTATGGCAGCAACAAAAAATTCAAATACGGCAGGCACTGTCACTAAAGTTGAAGAAAAAGATTCGTCTACTGGAAGGGTAGTCGAAAAAATTATTTTGCAAGAGGCAGCAAAACCAGATTACCTAAGATATGAAGCACGTCACATTCTGAACGATAGTAAAAACAACGCGAAGAATATCAAGACGTTCTTATCACCTAAGAAAAGCTTGTCTTTATTTGGCAAGAGTTATGACAACAAAGGTTTTGTGATTACATTCAAAGCCTCTACCTTTGAAACGGATGACCCAGATTTAATTGAATTTCTACAAAATCATCCGCAATATGAGGTTGCATTCTTTGAAGGCAAATATCCAAAAAGCGTGTTAGACCAAATTGAGAGAGACCACAAAATGTTAACGCGTGACCCAGACGAATATAAATAATAGGAGTTCAAGATGAAAGATTCAAAAAATAAAAGTGATTACAGCTATGGTCAACCTAAAAAGAAAAAGCGCGATAAGATGGTAAAAGATACAGAGGCGTTTTCATTAGGGCGCATCACAGCAATGCAACAACAGAAAGACAAAGAACTCGCAATGGGCGCGTTCCAAAATATGTTAATGATGCAACAAGCTCAAATGGTGAAGAATGAGGTCACGAATCTTTTATCTGAATTACGTATGCAAATGAACGAAGCGCAGTCAATGATGTCAGCCCCACCAATTCCAGGGATGATGCCTAACGACCCAATGATGATGGGCGGCGGCATGCCTCCTGAGATGGGCATGGCCCCAGAAATGGGCGGCGGTATGCCACCAGAAATGGGAGCACCACCTATGGTGTAAGGAGATATTATGACTGGTCAACAACTCATAGATTTAATGCGTCAGAATCTTCGCGATACTGGCGCATTTTCTCCTGATAGTGCGCTACAAGGTCAATTTTGGAGCGACTATGAACTATTATTGTTCCTCAATATGGCGCAAGACACAGTGCTCGATAATGCCTTAGTGTATAATAACGAGTACATCTTATCGCATTTACATGCAGCGACAACCCAACAAGGATTAGGCGACACAGACCCCGTCGATTTACCCAATGATTATATGCACTATCAATCAGCAGTTGTTGAATGGGACGAAAGTTATTTATCTATGGCTAAGTTATACATGGGAGGTGAAGGCGAGTACTACAGAGATACCCAGCAACATATGGCATGGATAGATAGAGATGTAGTAAAATTTTATAGTAACGGGGTTCCTGTGCGTGGCATATTATATTATTATAAATATCCAGCTGAAATTACGATAGGCGACTTTAACGAGACTTTTGGCATAGATGTGTATAACAATTTAATCGTTAAACAAGCCCTTGTGTTTGCTGGACTTAAAGAACCGCAAACTCAGCGAGAGTTTAAAAATTACATTGATGCAAGAAATACTTCTTTGATAATTGACCCAAAATTATTTAATTACATTGAGCACAGAGAATTGTCTGACAAAATATTACAAGGTGCACAATGACAGCGTTACAAACAATAAATATAATACGCTCACTACTTGACGATGGCTTAGATTGGTTTCCGACTTTGCAGCAAACTATTGATGCAATTAACGAAGCTCAACGCAGAGTTGTGCATGAAGCCGTCAGAAGAAGAGACCAACGTATATTACGTCCATTAATCTATGAAGACAGAGTTGTCACAGAAGAAAATAATGCGGTAACCGCGGAGATGCGAACTGTGGATAGTAGCGGCAATATAAGGTACGCTATGTTTCCTGTTTCATGCCGCATCACTGAGTATACTACTAACGCAAAGTTAAGTAGACCAGGGGCGAAAACGTTTGTAGCACGCTGGATGCCGTACAATACTTTTATGAATTACTATGGGCAAGCTCCTGTGCGACGTCCAAGTTACACAACAGGCTTACAATACCCAAGAGATGCTATCTATACTTTTAATACCTTTTATACAGGTGAGCCAATATTCGGGCCACGAGTATCAACGACAGTGAAATTTAATTATAACGACATTGACTTTGATTATGCGGACGTTAAATTTATAGCGTATCCAATTGACTTTGTGTATGATGATGCTAATTGGTCTAATAATGTCGGCCTGGAATTACCCAAAGAAGTTCATCCGAAAATAATATCAATGGCGGCAGAGCTATTGAACACAACCGACGTCAATGAGTTACAGCGAGGCCGCGCTGTTAGCACGCAGCAAAATAGAGTTACATTAGATAAGTCAGAGGTAAGCCATGATAACTCCTAATCAATACCCAATAGTACAAGATGTATGGGAAGAAACCCTCATACGTGTGGAAGGCTTGCGCGAAGGAGAGAACATGGATTTGGGTACGTTTATGCGCCAACTCAATTGGGCGGTGCGCGAAGTTTACCTTGATACACTGGGCTATAAAGGATGGACGTATAAAGAGAGCGCTACTAATCTACGCAATGGCGACAGAATAGACAGAAGATTTTTAGAATCAATAAGAGTATTAGTGAGTGAAAGCGGTGAAGACGGCTCGTTCTTTGAAGCTCGTTATGCTGACCCAAGAGAATTTTTTACTGTGACATCAACGCTTGATTACCCGCAGATTTGGGGACGAGGCAGAAGTTTATCTCCTATCTACACTTTATGGGGGAATAGAGATTATATCACAGCGATAGGACAGCCGCAACTATTTATTTATTTTCAACCTGATACATTGATAGGGATGATGGACGCATATATGGCGCCACCAGAAGTCAATTCTTTTGTAGACGTTGTTCCTATACCTAACGATTTTATTGAATATTTTATGCAGAATGTTATTGTGCGTATTTTGACAGTGATAGGGCGAGTTAGCGAAGCACAAGATATAGTAGAAAACATTAATCAAACCCGCGCTTCGTTTAAAAGCAAACATCAAGAAAGACAGACGTTGCAGAAAAGAAAGCTCGAGAGTTTTGTGCAACCAATTCATCCGATTGTACCACCAAAAGAGGAGCCAGGCGAAGTGCCTAATAAATTAGTATGAAACTATGGGAATACATATCGGAAATAAAATTACGTATGCACCGCTTGAATGTGTTAAACAATTTAAGCGACATACAATTAGCAACCTATATGAACATGGCTCGTAAGCAAGCGCAACGCTTAGCTGTTGATTTAGTGCCGCATAGGTTTGCGCGCATAGTGCGATTAAATATAAGTAGCGTATCAGAGCAATACTCCAATACTGCTAATAACTTTTATGGGCAACAAAGAGTATTATTGCACCGAGTCATATTGCCAAGAGATTTTATAGACGCCTACAGCGTTAGATTATCTTTTGTATTAAATGGCCAAGATAGATTGTATGAAGCTCGTAAATATAGTATGGAAGAAATGTTTACGATTAATGCACATACTTGGAATAAACCTTTGCCAACGTCTCCAGTATACGCATTAAGTGTAGAGGATATAGTCGGTAATACTCGTAACGATAAGAACTGGGTAATGTATCTCGGAGGCTTGACAATCGATACTAATTTAACTCTTTTCGACACAGTAGACGATGGGACTGTGCCAGAGGTTGAAGTTTGGTATACAGCAATATTGCCCGACTTAGAGTTAGACGCAGAAGATATATACAACGCAGGCGACGCAGAAGACGACTTAACGATGCCTCCAGATATAGAGGAGTTCGCAATCAATATGGCTACGTTCTATGCGTTACAATATATTGGGGCGCAACAACAAGCTCAGATAGTTAACGCAGAAATCAATAGATTGCGTCAACTAATCACAGAAAATTATTTTACAGCAGAACAAAAAGCATCATCACTATTGCCGTCACAGGAGGGGCTTGAATAATGGCATCAACTTTTGCAGAATTATACTCGGATTATCAAGACGCAGTTAAAGCGTACACAGAAAAACTTGACGTCAACCCCGTATCTTTTATGAGGCAGATAACCCGTGGGATGCAGCTATTCCAAAGAGAAACGGAATACGTCGAAAGAGTTGTTACTCTCAATAAAAACATTGATGGCTTTTGGATAGTCCCTGCTGATATGTTAAGGATAGTAGAATTACGCGAATATATTGGCGACGAAACTCGACCGATAATCCTTAATGAATATACACAGCAATCACGTAATATGGAAACCGAAAGGTCACGACATTCAGATGTGCCGCATGATTGGGACTTGCGCGGTACTAATCAAGCAGGGCGCGGCGGATGGACAGATAAAAGTAAAATTGCGTCATTATATGGCAGAGAGCTTTATATGTACCCGACATACGACGGTGATGATATAGACTTATATTATATTCCAGACATCCTTGCGTTTACATCGCCATCGGCTGCACCGTCGCCATCTGACCAATGGCAAGACTGGTTTCCGCTTGAAACAAACTTTAACAATTTATTTACTACTGCAAGAATTACGCCGTCATTAGCACCGTATGAAGCAGCGTTTTTAGATTATGCAATTTCACTCTTTATTAAAAGCAAAGGGAGTGCGAATTACTTAGTATATGAACGGAGGTTTTATAACGATATACAAAGAGCTAAAGATAATAAGCCTTCTTATTATAGTCAAGGCAGCGCTGATTATTACCTTGCACCTTGGAGTTGACATGGCAAAAAAAGCACCAAAACGTAACCCTGATTATCAAAGCCACACAGAAAGAATGGCAGAAGTAAAACGCCGTGAACGCGAGAAGCGCAATCAAGAAATGGCGTTAACTAAATTTGATAAGAGAGCACAGTATGTTTATAATAAATATAAAGATACAATAGAAGATGCCGCGGCGAAATACTCTATTGACCCATGGTTAATGGCTGTGCAAATTACTAAAGAATCTTACGGCAACCCTCAAGCTAAATCCGACGCAGGGGCGATGGGGCTGTCGCAATTTATGCCAGGCACAGCAAAGGATATTGGGTTAAAAAATCCATACGACCCAATCGAAAGTATCTATGCACAAGCTAAATATCTTAGAAGATTAGCTGACATGGAGTATATTGATAATGATATGACGTTAGCTTTAGCAGCGTATAACGCAGGACCAGGTAACGTTCAAAAATATAGCGGCGTGCCCAAATTTAAAGAAACATTAAACTATGTCGACGTCATTCCTAAGTCGCTTGAAAGAATACGTTACAATCAAAAGTTAACCCAAGAAATGTCAGGCATACAAGAAGAGGCAAACGCGGCGTTAGAAAGCGCGCAAGAGCTGCCCGATAATATATTTAAAACACAACAACCAAGCTCTGTTGATGTAAATAAAAATTACGCACGAGAATACGAGAGCAAAGTGCCGCATGAAAACAGTAAGAGAAGGCAGTTAAACAGGCCAAATTTATTCCAAAGATTACTGGAGTTATAAGATGTCAGACGGGGAAAAGAAACGACAAGGCGGCGAAGCTGCGATAGGCGCAGATTTCGATGATAACAGACCATGGAACGATGGTGTTATACATAATATAATGTATAATGAGATGGGCGTGTCTCCTGCGATACCATACGAGGGAGAGCCGCCGAGAAAGTTGCCAATTTTAAATCCAGAGAACCCTGTGTTTCGTACTAATAAAGATTTGCCTATTACTTATACGAACAGCAAAACAGGCATCCAGTTTAGCGAACCAATTGGGACGAGGTTATACCGCAATACTGGTTCACTGTCCCCTGAGTTAAGCCCTACAGATGAAATGGTTGATATGCCTATATGGAATACAGAGGAACAATATAAAAAAAATATAAAAAAATATCGTGAGAAGTTTAATCTAAATGAAAACAATATGCCTAAGCCGCCGCCTGGTTCACGTGGAATCTTTGGGGTAAAGGATGAGCGCGACCCGTACGACCCAAAGTATAGGTATCCGTCGCCATTTATTGATGACATTAAGTTAGACTATATTCTCAACACACATGTCAGCGACAATGATTATGGGCGGGATATGTATGAAGCATCAGCTAATGCTGCATGGCGATATGACGGAGACCCGTATGGTTTGATTCGCGAACATTTTTATAATAATTATGTTAAACAAGGCAAAGTTACTTTAACAGGAGATTACGATAAAGATACGTGGCGAGAGTATCTGCCGACAGCAGACGAAATTTATATGGTAAGAGAATATTACAATAGTCAGTTTGATGCGCCAACCCAAGCAACCAATCGAGTGGCACAGCATTATCCAACGGCGTATATGGCAGAACACAAAGGTAACTCAAACCGCATTGGGGCTACGTATATTGAAGCGCTGGAGAAGAAAGCGAAAGAAGAGTACGAAGCATGGGAGCAAGAAAAAAAAGACAGAGCATGGCGTCGCGCTCAAGCAGCTGGTGCGGCTAACACAATGCGAGAAGGTGCGCACGACAGAATGTATCAACGACAACCTATTGAATACAGGAGAGAAGATTGGATAGATGAGGCACCCCTAATAATCAAACCTCCTAAAAAGAACAGAGATACCTTAAACAAGTTATTTGGGCAATAATATGAATGACTATAAACCGCAAATAGTAACGCAATTTACAGGATTAAATTCCGCAGTCGCCCCAGAGTTAATTAACGATGGAGACGCTCGTGATATATTAAATTTTCGTATGGAGAAAGACGGCAAGCTGGTAAGCCGCAACGGCGTATATACTGGGCTACATAGCTTTGTGTGCGAAGATAACGATGCAGACCCAGCAATCACTTGTGCTACTAACGAAGAAAATATAATGCGCAGGAAAAGCTATCTTCATAGTAGAGGTATACTTGGTATTGGTGAAATTGTATTAGATGGCTACCACAGCGGGCTAGATAGCGATAGATGTATGATTTATGCAATGCGTTCAGAACCATCAAAATTTTATACTGGCGATAGAAGATGGCAAACGACATATTTATTTGTACCTTCTAAAGGGAGTTACACAAACACATTTATGCCAACGCGCACAGAAGACCCATACGATGCGGCTGATTGGGCTGATTTAAACGCTAACCCTGGCGTACACTTTTCGCATAAATACGACAAAGACCCTAACGGCATAGATTTTGTAGGCTCACAATTTTTAGACGCTCCTGATAGATGGGTAGCAGAAGAAGATGATATTGATGAGATAACCGACCTATATAAGAATGACGACTGGATAAAACAGTACGTTGACTTTGAGCAATATAGACACAAGGTTTTAGTAGCTGATAGAATTAATGGCGACTTAATGATAGAAGACGAATGGGATAGAGGTCATCGTGATGAGAATAATCACAACGCCCATGCGTTAAGACTACGTCCTAATACTCTGCAAAAATTTAATATAGAAGATATTTATTTCGACCTATCTTTTAATAGTAATGGATATAACGATAAAGATAGCGGCGTCGAAACAGGAATGGGTTTATATAAGTTTGAGTTAGAAACAGATGTGACGGTAGCCACGAGAGACAATTTTGATGGGAGATTAACTGATACTAATTATCTTGGAGTTGACGCAGAAGAAATGAAAGGTGGGTGGGGCGCATATTTACGAGCAAGCTACTTAGTATCTGCTGGTGCGGTCTCAACTTTATTGAGTTTAGTTGAGCAGGCTTTGCCAAACTCCTCCGATGGCGGGATGGATATATGGAGTTATTGGTCAGTTAACAATGAATTGAAATACACATTTACAAATGAAAACACTAATGCCGAGTACGTCAACTTATTGTCACAGCCCAAAATAAAAGAACACAAATACTTTGACGAAACAACATCGGAAGAAATTAAAGAGTATCCCGCAGACTTTTATAAGTGGGACGATTTCTCTCTTGCTTACTACCCAACTCTTGGCAGACGAGAAGATTATGAGTACTCTGGCACAGAGTCTAATGATGAATTTTTACTAAGAGATTATGACAGAGAGTTCACGCAAACCTCATCTACATCTCCTAAGATATACCCTTTAGATGAAAAGGAAGACCCCGCGAACCAAGTGCCATTAGGCGTATGGCGATATAGATTTGTATGGGATTTTGGCGATGGGATTTATTCAGCGCCGTCAGTCGATGTGCCTGCTCCAGATATTATGTGGTCACCATTGCGCGACAGCGGTTGCGTAGATAGCGGCAATTTATATGATAGGCCAGAAAGATTTGGCAATAGTAAAAATGATTTAACATCACAATTCCTACAGCAATACACAGAACAAAGTGGGACATATAGCGGCAGTGATTACTCGCCATTTATAGATGTACCTCATATCTTTGACGCATCTGGGGATTTAACGCAATTCGGCCAACTCTTTTACGATATTAAAAATGAATTATACAGTGACGTACAAAGCAAATACGGTACGCCGCCAAGCGGGGCGTCTAATATGTGGTCGCATAATGAGAAGGGAGATTTTTCTACTTTAATAACAACAGACTTTGGCGATGGGATGTTGAAGTTAAATGGATTAGTTTGGGAAGGGTTTGGCACTACAAGGTCAATAGCTGATAACAATTATGTCGCGTCATTAAAAGTCTGGGACTTTGTTGATTTATCTTATCGGACGATAGGTGTGTCAAGTGTACGCGATAGTTTCTTGAATAATGGCGGCTTAATTGTCCCAATTTTTCAAGATAGCGGTAGGCCTGAAACGCAGAATTCTTTATTTGATGACGAAGGCAAATTGCGATTAGGGTGGAAGAGGGGGACGCCGACATCGGCGCCAACATTAGGTACGCAAGATTTATTTGCACAACTAATTGTTCCTGGATTTTGCTTAACAGCAGGTCGCACGGAAACAAATAGCCCAAGTCAAGATATGTCTGACACATTCTTCTCAGATATCTTGATTCCAGAGTATGCAACACGCGCTGACTCATCAGATATATTTATAAATTTTGTATGCCAGGATGAAGTTACAGTAAACAATGACGACAAAAACAATGAGAATGATGGCACATTAGATTTAATTAGGCCCAACACATTGTTGCGCGCGACTAAAAGCAACGCAGATAGATTGGTGGTGACAAACCCACAGATACCAACAGAGGTTTTAGACAGACTTATTATCCAAGGGATAGTGCCATTGCATTTAATACAAAATGGCGATTATGTTGCAGCGCAAAGTCGATATAACGTTATGACAGGAGGAGGCGCCCCAAGTTCTTTTGCGAGGAGCGTGCCACGTACAGCATATGGCTTTAAAACGTCGCCAACACAGTATAGGCATGCTGATGATAAGGCTGCTACACGTATTAGTAATGGCGATACTTTTGTTGACAACTTAGATGTGCGCATTTATGGAGAAGGTGAACGCTTGATGATACCTGAACAACTCAGCTCAATCTTCCCAAGTTCGCTACTCTTTGAAGCACCGCGTATCGCGATACGCATTAACGAAGACAAAGTGCCTAAGAGAGCTAAGAGGTTGTTAATATTTAGAACGGTCGCATCGCACAGAAATGATTACGACCCCAATTCATTTGGGTTAGTAGATGAAGTTGATGTGCCATGGAATGGGGCGTCAGTTCAAACATCATTAAAAGACGGCAAATTGGCGTATGATGGTTCATTCAATAATAGAGAAACCAATACAGTAGAGGGCATATATTTCTTCGATGACGTACAAGATGACGCGTTAGATTTTAGTGAGGATATTTCAAAGTATGACGGGTTGACTGAACCAATCAAGTCCCGCTTTAACATGGCGCTTAATGAAAGGGTTTACTACTCTAACTTTGAAGAAAGCTATCAGCCACATCAGCACAAATCTTATGTGCGTGGCGTTGGCCCATCACAACCCATTGACCAATTGCAACCCAAATATAAGAAAATTACAAGTCCTAAGGGCGATATTTGGATGACGAACCAAGCACATTATGTATTCGCCTATGAAGATATAAATGGGGTTGTATCTCCATCAACACAAATAGTTACTATTTATACAACCTCAGATAAAGCAAATGTCTTTTATAACTTAGGCTTTGCTTATGACTCTTCTATTAAACAACTGAACGTGTATCGCTCTACGAATAGTTTACCGAAAACTCTCAATGAAGTTGCGAGGAGTTATGAGATAGGCGAAACAATTGATGGCGTTAACTTTTATAAGATAGGTGAGTTAGAATATGATAACGAAGGGATATTTTTAGATGATAATCTACCCAATGGCTCGCTGGCTCCCGAGGTGGTGAAAGTAGGAGATAACGATATAAGGCCAAACTTCAAGCCATCCACTTATAATTATGAAAGTGCTTTACGTTGGTCAGAGCCATATCTTCCTGATAAAATTAAGAGCGACAGTTTTTCTGAGTATCGAGCAGGAGACGGCGACCAAATTACAGGCGTGGAATCTCAATATGGCAACTTGGTAATATTCAAAGAGAACTCAATCCATAGGGTTGCAGTACAAGCAGCGGACCCGCCATTGTCACGTACTGATGAGATTACTCCTGAATACGGGTGTATCGCACCTAATACTCTTATTAACGTGGATAACACTCTTTACTTCTTATCGTGGAAAGGGTTGATAATGTATGATAACAATAAGCTGCAAAAGATTGACGGCAAATTTGACGAAGAGCTACAGTTAGTTATCAAGGAAGCGGGCGACCACATACGTGATGCAGCGTGTGGGTACAACCCATACTTTAATGAATTATATTTGAACGTACCAATGTTAAACAGCACCTCAGCAGTGCAGCCTGACGATGGCGGTGGTGGCGACATTGTTAATGGTGGTGACTTTAGCCCAGCATCTATAGACTTCCCTAACCCATATACTCAACGACAAAACATAGGTTATTATGGTAAGAAGAATCTATATGGTTATGATAGAGAAATCTTAGGCCACGTATACGTTATACATCTTGGCGGGAACTATGTGACTAAATTTAGTTATATACCACAGATTTATGTGGACGACGTAACATATTTATCTCGTATACACCAATCACAATTACTGCGTAAATACTATACCAACTCTCTCGGAGAAATGAGAAGCGCTGATATACACCCATCTCGATATGGATGGCAAGATGATAAGCTCAAGCACGCAGGCTTTTACATAGAGACCCCATACAACAAAGATGGACGCAGCACATTTATAGATGAAGACGAATTGTTGGATGCGCGACAATACTCAGGTGAATATACAGATGCAGTGGACTGGGAGTTAGATTTAAACCAACGAATTACATACCCATTCTTAGAAGAGTTCCGAAGCAAATTCTTCACAGGTGGCAGTGAGTCTGTTATTAAAAGAGTCCGCCAAACCCATAGCAATATGTTCTCTAAAGGATATATAACTATGAGGGGTATATCAATACCTAATGATTCAATAGACGATAGGATAGATAACTTACACAATGTCACGCGTGATGTCGAAAAGATATTTACACGTAGAGACCAAACATTCGAGTATAATCCTACGATAGATTACGCAACAAACGACTATCATCCATTACATACTAATGACTATATTAGTGGAACGCAAACGAATCTACTACGTTTTATTAATAAGGCAGACTCCTTCGTAGACAACAAAGAATATGGGTGGAATGATTTAACAGGCAAGCCAATACGTTACGGGATAGATATTATCGCGTCTAAAAGAACGCAAATAAATCAGATAGGATTTTATTGGAGAGCTATACATAGTTATCTTGGATAAGATAGAAAAATTAATTATATTTGCACAAAAAGTGTGGAGTAATAATGGCCATAAAAACATATAGAATTTTACGTGAACGTCAAGCTCACTTACTTAACGCAACAATACAGCGGCTAAAGATGCCATTGTTAGCGGGAGGGGGTGTAGTTAGCGTAGACGCTGACGGCAACTTCATTAACAGCGCGAGTGTCCCTGGCGCTCCTGGAGTTGATTTAACTTGGGGTTCGATAACAGGCACGTTGTCAGACCAGACGGATTTGAATAGTGCTTTAAGTGATAAGTTAGAAGCCTCTGACATTGCCAATAAAGTCGATAACACTACAACGGTAAATAGTCAAGCATTAAGTTCAAATGTAACATTGGATGCGGACGATATTTCTGACGCTTCAACTACGAAAAAGTTTGTCACCGATACAGAAAAAAGCACGTGGAACGGGAAGCCCGATAATAAAGCCGATATTGGTTTAGGGAGTGTTCCTAACTTAGACACAACTAATGCGGTTAATAACGCACATACTCACGCAAATAAAGCTACATTAGACGCTACGCAAGAATCATTTACTACAACTTTAAAAAACAAACTTGATGGTGTTGATACAGGAGCTAACAATTACACACATCCTGCAACACATCCACCTTCAATCATAACGCAAGATGCAAGTAATCGGTTTGTTACCGATGCAGAAAAAAGCACGTGGAATAGTAAACTTGATTCAGTACCTTCAAATACAGACGCTGCAAAAATAGCTAATGGGACGGTATCAAATACAGAGTTTCAATATTTGAACGGTGTTACAAGTGCAATTCAAACGCAAATAAATAGTAAAACTCCCAAGATTACAAGAACCACACAATCAAATTTAACGTGTAATTTTGCTTCAACAAATTACATTGTAGCAACTGTAACAGGGAATCAATCCTTCTCATTATCAAATGTTCCAACAGATGAAATAGTTACAGTCTTAATTATCAATACTGGTGGTGGCGATATTACTTTACCAAATACAGCCGATTACTTTTCAGCAGCAACATTTACACACGCTGCGGGTGGTGTTCGGGAATATTCAATATTTTATGATGGCACTAATCGTTATTGGCAAGTATCTGAGGAATTGACATGATAAGAAGACGTGTCATAAAAGGTAGGAGTAAAAGTGGTGGTGGAGTTGGCAGATTGTATCATTGCGATGGAGATTCTGACAAAATCTATGAATTAGATGTAGATACAATGTTAGACATTTCGAGTGGCGGTGTTGCAAGTCCGTCAACAAATCCAACTGGCGTAGGTGGAATAAGTGACAGATTATATCATTGTAATTTAAATAGTGACAAACTCTACGAAATAGACATAGACACAAGGTTAGATATAAGTTCGGGCGGTGTTTCAACACCAGCGTCGTCTCCTTACGGCGTAGGTGGAATAAGTGATAGATTATATCATTGCGATTCAAATAGTGACAAACTCTACGAAATAGACATAGACACAAGATTAGATATAAGTTCGGGCGGTGTTTCAACACCAGCGTCGTTTCCTTTTGGCGTAGGTGGAATAAGTGATAGATTATATCATTGCGGTTATATAGCTCGCAAAATCTATGAATTAGATGTGGGTACTTTATTAGATATAAGTTCGGGCGGCGTAGCAAGTCCGTCGACAGGAGCCATGGGTGTTGGTGGAATAAGTGACAGATTATACCATTGTGATGAAATTGCTGACAAAATCTATAAATTGGACGTGGACACGAGGTTAGACATAAGTAGCGGTGGTGTATCAAGCCCGAGTGCACGCCCATACGGTATTGGTGGAATAAAAGTAGTTGAAGAAGCAGTTTAATAAATTAAAGGAGATAAAATGGAATATTTAAGAATCGAATTAAAACAAGGCACTCCGTTAGATGCCTTTTATCCAAGAATAAAAAACAAATTCAATTGGACTGCATTCGGAACAAGCGTCCAAGCAATTCAATTAGATACTAACGTAATCACAGGCACTAAAGAAGAAGACGGTGATTATATTTACGTGTTACCGATAGCGGATAAGACACAAGCATTAAAAGCACAAAAGCATTTATTGACTTTTAAAGTTGTGAAAACGGTAACAATCTTAACAGAAGAACAGGCAATTGAAGAAAAGCGTATCATAACAGAATTTAAAAAATCTCAAAAGGTGTAATGTGTATTATTACATTATAAACGATAAAATAAAAGGTTATGAAAAGCAATTTGATTCTGCTTTATATTCATATCCTGAATTAACAGAAGGCCAAAAAACCTTTTACGAAAGTAATCCTGATGCAACTTTACAAGAAGTGTTAAATGAAGCATTGACAGTAAAGACAGCAGAGGAATTGCTAAATGATGCAATTGAAAGTAAGCTCTCTGACTTTAATCAATGGTTAAGAGAGCAACAAGATACACCGATTACGGTTAATTTGCCAAGTGGTGCAGTTGCAGAGCTTAAACCTAACGAGCAAGTAGAAAGTAATCTAACTAAACAATCAAATGGTTTAGATAAGATGTTTGCTCTGCATACAAAAACAGGTGGTCAAGCAGGATTAGATGAAAGCACAATTGTTATTGACATATTAAATTATGACTTAACAACTACATCGGTTAGTTACACAGAGTATCTAATGGTACTCGGAACTATGTTTGACAAATTTAACGAGCTATATATAAAGAGCAAAGGAATACCCGCACAGATAAATGCGTGTACCACAATAGAAGAAGTCAATGCGATAGCATGGGAGTAATATATGACAACAGCAGAAATTATAATGTTAAGTATTATCGTAGTAGGCGGCGTCGGCCTTATCGCAGGCGCAGTTTATATGAAGCGTTGGTTTGATAACCTGAGGCCATAATGCCATACAAACCTCAATATATCGAGGTTCATTTTAGACGCGGCTTAGGATACAGCGTGCCAGATACAGTTGTGTCTATTGCAACGTTATCTTTACATAGCCACGCTGAACTATATATAGATGGCTGGTCGTATTCCGCAACAATGAAAGAGGGAGTACGCAAAGTAAAAGGCAAAAGGCTTAACGATGGTACGTGGGATGTATATCGCATTAGAGTAACGTCAGTACAGAAAAGGCAGATGCTGCAATTTTTCGAGGCGACTAAAGGTCTGCCGTATGATTATCTTGGCGTCATCTTTTTCATATGGATGCCATTTAGTATACAATGCCCTAAGAAATACTATTGTTTCGAGTGGGTGTTTGGCGCGTTACGAGCTGGCTTCAAAGAATTAGTGCCACCGTTTTTACCAAATGTTTCTGGTCACGCATTACGTCGAATAGTAAAAGATTTAGAAAAGAAAAACGCGAAGTATTATGGAAGATAACATACAAAATAACGCAGGATTTATATTAAAGTATATTGAGATAATAGTGCCTATTCTTATCGCTGGTGTGGTAGGAATCATAGCGATTGTGGGGTTCTTTTTAAAAAGACTTATCACATCTATCGACAATATGCAAGTAGCCTTTGCGGACTTTGCAGGAGAAATGAGAGTGCAAACAGAAATAAATAGTAACATCAAGGAGGACGTGGCTGACTTAAAAAAGTTAGTAAGCGATACGACTTTAGATGTAAAAAATCTGGATGTACGTTTAACAACTCTGGAGGTTGCCCACGACCATTTCCATAATAAAAAGAGTTAAAGATAATGTCTAAAAGAAGACTGCCAAATAACGCCCCTTACCTACGCCCCATGGACAACAAGGAGCGAGATGCCACTCGCCGTAATAAAGGTATTCCTCCTAAGCAAACAGCCTTATCTGTTCAAGACGTAAGAGACTACTCGACCCCCGAAGGGGCTGCACAAGCCAATGAGGAGATGAGAAGATTGCGCCTTGGTATAGACGAGGTGACCGCGCGTCTCCAAGGATTAGGCGGCGGTGATGCTGACACCTCAAGTATTAGAAATATTATTGGTGATGGTGATGGCGGTAGCGGCGGTGGATGGCGCAGTCCTCAATCAGGCTTTACTGTGCTGCATACTGACGCATACAAGCGTTCTGGCGCCCCCGTAGATTTCCCAAAAAGAATAGATGTATTAGACATTAAAGATTGGCCGCTGGTCTTTAATGAGCCCCCAATCCCCGTAGCAATTGAGTGGACTATATCAGGAAACCCCGACAACCTCATATACAACACATTGGATAATGGCGATGGATACACAGCGCATATCACCGCATCTGGGTACGTATTAACATCTCATATACGTGATGTGGTTGAAGAGTATCTTAGCGGCTATAGCGGCACCATGGTGCAATCTGGGTTCACCGTAGAGCACGACCCTTATTTCGGCAGCGACCAAATAGTCAGTCTTCCTAAACAAATTGACATGCTTTCTTTTAAAGACTACTCTCTTGCATATACGCGAGAACCTTTGCATGTTTTTACGCAGTGGACTTTATCGGGGGCACAAGACTCAGATGTAGAGCATGGCGATTATAACACTTTAGTGAATGACGCAGGGCATACAGCGTTTATCAGTGTATCAGGCATGATACCTTATGGCGACATAACAAGCTACCTTTCGGGTTGGACATCAGGGATGATTGTCGATATTAGTACATCGGGCGTCGTAGCTGGAGAAAGTGGGTATTCTGGGTACAGTGGTTACAGTGGTTACTCTGGATATAGTGGTCAGGATGGGGCGCCTGGCCCACAATCAGGCTTTACCGTCAGGCACAGAGTTGGCCCGTATAACAATGTGGCTGCGACAATCGACGCCGACAGAGTCAAAGCAGTTGATACATTATTATTCGATGATGATGATATAGCTTTTACTATTCCGCCTTTACGCACCTATATATCGTGGTATATATCTGGTGACGCAGACGACTCAGGCTACAACACATTAGCGGACAACAGCGGGCACCAAGTCACTATCGCTGCATCTGGGCTGATACAGTATGGAGAGCTGACTGAATATATCAGCGGCTTTGTAAGTGGTATGATTAGCGGCTCGCCAAGCGCATCAGGGTACAGCGGTTACTCGGGCATTAGTGGGTACAGCGGTTACTCTGGTACGTCAGGTTACTCTGGCCAAGATGGCGCAAGTGGCTATAGCGGAGCAAGCGGAACGTCGGGATATTCAGGAATCAGTGGGCAAGATGGGGCGTCAGGCTACTCAGGATACAGCGGCTACTCAGGTCTCAGTGGATATAGTGGTGAGCCAGGTGATAGTGGCTACTCAGGATACTCGGGCTTGAGTGGTTATTCAGGTCAGGATGGTGAAAGTGGCTATAGCGGGGCGAGCGGAACGTCAGGATACAGTGGTTACTCGGGCATTAGTGGGTACAGTGGTGAACCTGGACGACTGTCAGGCTTTACTGTGCAGCATCATCCTTGGCTATCTGCAACGACCGTAGCGGACTTACCAAAGAAAATCGACGTCTTACAATTTAAAGATTTTTACTTAGCATCACAAGTGCCGCATCTTAACGTATATACGGAATGGTCCATTTCAGGATTAGATGATACCAGCGCTGGCAATACGGCTTATAATACATTGCTTAATAACGATGGGCATACGGCTGTAATATCAGTATCTGGTTTTGTTGCTTATGCCGAGCTGACAGAGTATATTTCTGGTTGGACGTCAGGCATGATAGTAGATATTGGCACGTCAGGCATTAACGAAGGCACATCAGGTTATAGCGGATATTCAGGATACTCGGGTTACAGTGGTTACTCTGGGTATAGTGGTCAGGACGGCACGATAGGAGAGGATGGCGCAAGTGGTTATAGCGGATATTCTGGCACGTCAGGTTACTCAGGTGAGCAAGGTGCATCAGGATATAGCGGTTACTCAGGACAAAATGGCGCATCAGGGTATAGTGGTTATAGCGGACAAGACGGGGCAAGTGGATTTAGTGGCTACTCAGGCGAAGTAGGCGCATCAGGGTTTAGTGGTTACTCAGGTCAAGACGGAGTAAGTGGTTACAGCGGCTACTCAGGTCAAGACGGTGCGTCAGGATATAGTGGGGCAAGTGGTGCGTCAGGATATAGCGGCCAACCTGGACGACTATCAGGCTTTACTGTGCATGCTTACCATAATATTTTTGGCACGTACGCTGTAGCTGATTCACCAAAGAAAATTGACGTCTTACAATTAAATAGCAGAGCGGTTGCTTTTAACAACCCTCCTCTTGAAGTGTTTAATCAATGGATTGTCTCAGGCGGCCCAGACGTTGACGACCCAGAAACATCTGGATATAACACATTGGTAGACGAGAGCGGACATACAGCATACGTCAGTATGTCAGGGTATATACCTCGCAATGTTATCGAAAGCTATTTATCAGGGTGGGTGTCAGGGATGATTGTTGACGTAGGTACATCAGGCATCCAAACAGGGGCGTCAGGATATAGTGGGTATAGCGGCTATTCGGGGTATAGTGGCGTTAGTGGCTTTAGTGGTTTTAGTGGAGCAAGTGGCACGGGGCCGAGTGGGTATAGCGGCACGAGTGGTTATTCAGGTTATAGTGGTTACTCAGGAGAGCAAGGCACATCAGGCTATAGTGGTTACTCAGGTATCAGCGGACAAGACGGCACGTCGGGGTACTCAGGGCACAGCGGTCTAAGCGGATATAGTGGTTACTCAGGACAAGACGGTGTGTCAGGGTATAGTGGACAAGATGGACAAAGCGGTTATTCAGGAGTTAGCGGTTATAGTGGGTATAGCGGCATAAGCGGCCAGGACGGTGCGTCAGGTTATTCGGGCTACAGTGGCCAAGATGGCGTGAGCGGGTACTCTGGCATTAGTGGATACTCAGGATATAGTGGCACATCAGGATATTCGGGGTACTCAGGTCAAAATGGCATTAGTGGATATTCAGGACAAGATGGCGCGTCAGGTTATTCGGGATATTCAGGACAAGACGGAGCAAGCGGGTACTCAGGGTATAGTGGTCAGGATGGTCTTAGTGGATACAGCGGATACAGTGGTTACAGCGGCCAAGACGGGGCAAGTGGCTATAGCGGATACAGTGGTCAAGACGGAGCATCAGGCTACTCAGGATATTCAGGTCAAGACGGAGCATCAGGCTACTCAGGATATAGTGGTGAACCTGGACGACTGTCAGGGTTTACTGTGCAACACCGCACATCATCAATAGATATCACGGATATAGATTTACCTAAGAAAATAGACGTGCTCCAATTCCAAGATTACAGTCCTGTTGGGACTACGGGGGCGTTGTGGTTCGGCAATGTATGGTCAATATCTGGGCAACTTGACGAGGCAGGATACAATACACTTACAGATAACAGTGGGCATACGGCATACATATCGTCATCTGGCTATGTATTTTATGATGACTTAACGGATTTTATCAGTGGCTTTGTGTCTGGCTCCATAGAAGATTACGTAGAAAATTATGAAGGCATTAGTGGCCAAAGCGGCTATTCGGGGTACAGTGGATACTCAGGATATAGCGGCTCTAAAGGAGATAGCGGATACTCAGGGCAAGCTGGTTCGGACGGTCAATTCGGCGGCTTCTCGACAACGTTTATATTTAATGACGACACTACAGGCAGTGACCTTTCATCATTTAGAAGCGGCATATTACGATTTAACGATTCATTTATGGTGCCAAATATTGGCGTCTCAGAAATCACTGTGTCAAAAGATTATAGTGAAGAGGGATTGGCTGATATAGGAGATTGGCTCGCCAACTCAATACCAAGCAACGATGCGTATATACGTGTAAGCAACTTAAACAATCCTAATAAATTTGGTCTATTAAAAATAAATGACGTGTCAGGATTTACGTATACAGTTAAATTGTATGTTGATGAAATCTTAGGTTACCCAGGAACTACAGCTAATCGTTCATGGGGTGCGTCAACAGATGGCGACCAAGTTTTATTATCAGTAACAACCATAGCCCAGTCAGGTTACAGCGGATATAGCGGCTACTCAGGTGAGCAAGGCGCGTCAGGTTACTCGGGTTACTCAGGACAAGATGGGGCGATAGGTGCATCAGGCTACAGCGGCTACTCAGGACAAGACGGCGCGTCAGGATATAGCGGCTACTCAGGTCAAGATGGGGCGATAGGAACAGACGGAAGATTTGGGGGCTTCTCAACTAACTTTATATTTAGCGGCGACTTAACAGGTGCAGATGTTATCGCAGATAGAAGTGGCGTTATTAAATTCAATCAGTTGTATAGCACCAATACGACGGAAGTCACTTTTTCTAAAGACTATTCTACAGAAGGCCTCGGTAATATTCTTAATTGGTTAAGCGGGACATTAACTAATAATAATGGGTACATTAGAATAGCAAACATTGACACACCGAGCCGTTATGTTCATTATAAAATTAATGATATATCAGGCTTTACGTACACTGTTAAAGCATACGTTGATTTAGTTGTGGGATACCCAGACAGCATCATTAATAGAATATGGGGTAGCATTGCAAATGGCAACGAAGTCTTTGTTAGCTTAACGGATAACGGAGAACCAGGTGCGTCAGGATACAGTGGTTACTCAGGCTACTCTGGGTATAGTGGTCAAGACGGAGCAAGTGGCTACTCTGGGTATAGTGGTCAAGACGGAGCAAGTGGCTACTCTGGGTATTCAGGCCAAGATGGGCAAAGTGGGTATAGTGGTCAGGATGGAGCGTCAGGGTATTCAGGATATTCAGGTCAGGATGGAGCGTCAGGGTATAGCGGATACTCAGGACAAGATGGAGCGTCAGGATACTCAGGATACAGTGGGCAAGACGGCCCACAAGGCGCGTCAGGATATAGTGGGTTCAGCGGTTACAGCGGTCAAAACGGCGATAGCACTACATACGGGACTCTTCCTAACAATAGTGATGCCGCAATTACGCCAACATACGAAGGAGTGCCTACAGGCGATACTCGTGGCAGTGGTTCAGTTGATTTACAAATGGCGCGTGGCTCTGCATCGCAAGTAACACATGGGGCTCATTCTTTTGCAGTTGGCGGGCATAGCACGTCTTATGGTATATATAACGCTGCGATAGGTTACGACCACTTTATATCTGGCGATTATAATATTGCTGCTGGGCGTGGGCACACAATTGCTGAGGACAGGTCTATTGCTGTAGGATATGCCAATACTATTTCAGGTAACGATAACGCAGTTTTCGGCGGGGCAAACAGAGCGTATAGCGGTAGTCGCAACAATTTAATAGGCGGCGAAGGCATACAGTTAATCAACTCATTCGCAAACTTATTAGGTGGTGGAGCGCATCTTCTTACAAATAGTCATTTTAATATTGTTGCAGGCTCAGGACATAATGTTTATGGAAGCGGTAACGCTGCATTTGGGTGGGACACTTATATCAGCGGCGACTATAATGTAGGCGGTGGCCATAAGGCGTCCATACTTGGTAACGATAGTTTAGTTGGCGGATATTTGTCTTATGTAAGTGGTGATAGCTCTATAGCGTTTGGTAACACTGTATCTGTTACTGGAAATTTTAGTACTGCTTTAGGCACGCAACACACAGTAATTGGCGGAGCTTCTGTAGCATTGGGTAGCACGCACGCCATAACAGAATCCTACAATGTCGCAGGCGGATATGGCCACGATATTTTTGGTAGTTATAATATTGCAATGGGCGATAGGCATCTTATATCAGGCACCCATAATGATGTTGATGGTCGCACTAATGTTGTATCAGGCGATTACAATAGCGTCCATGGCCAAAACCACAATATGTCAGGCGACCATAATATAATAGCAAATTACCAAAATACTGTATTAGGTGACCACCACACTGTCTTATCAGATGGAAGTGTAGTTTATGGTCTTGGTAATACCGTTATTGGTGGCCACGACGTATATGTAAGTGGCATCGATTCAACGGCTATTGGGGCAACAAGTTTATGCGAAGTTAGAGGTAACTATAGTTTTCTTACGGGTTTTGACAATCATGCGGAAGAAAACCACGTAGCAGTCTTTGGTGCAAATGCGCTGGCATCACACCATAATGAATTTACAATAGGTGGGCCGATTGGCGGCGGCATTAATCGTCATGCCCAAACTGGTTCCGTTAGATACGTTGGACAAAGACCGTCGAATGGATTAAGCGAATTATATCTACGATACAATGATACGAAAAGATTTATTATCCCAGATTACACGTCATATCAATGTACCTTGCAGTATATTGGCATGAAATTAGATGGGACAAAAATTAAGTCAGGCGAGCGCAAATTTTTAATACATCGTCGTAGCGGGGCGGGGACAGTCGTTTTAACTGGGCTTGAAACAATAGGTTCTGACCATGAGTATGGCACGCCATCTTGCTTTATTGTGGTAACTGCTGACACAACAAATGGCTCGCTTAAAATACAAACGACTAATGGTGAATCAGCTACATATGATTGGGTCGCTACCTTATATTATACTCAAATCAGCACACAATAAAAACCGTGACTTGCGTCACATTTAATAATTCATTATATTCGCAACTTATCATTACACACAGCGAGGAGAATTAATGACTGAACTACAAGAGAAGTACGGCAACCATTGGGAGAGGGCTGTCCGACATGACGGTGAGTCCATGCACAATTTAGAAAAAGGCCGATACGATTGGGCGGCGCTATTTGTATTGGAGCATCTCCAGAGAAATCCAGAGGTCAATATTACTGAGATAGCCTCATCTAATGGATACGGCATCAACTATATTTTAAATATAGTAAAGGGATACGTGCCAAATGCTAAAGTCAACGTTACTTGTTACGACTACGACGACAAGGTTTTAAAGCTTGGCAAGAAAATGTTTGGCAAGAAAGCAAACTCGTGGAGTTACCACCAAAAAGATTTACGCAAAGAAAAGGATGTCCAATCTATTATAGACAACAATAAAGCTGACATCACGCTATTCTTTGAAGTGTTAGAGCACGTTGAAAATGGCAAAGAACTTGCTGTTGAGTTAGCTGAACAAACATCTGGCATCTTTTTAGCGAGCACCCCATACAATGAAACGCCTGGATTCTGGGGGCCGCATCACGTCTTGCACAATATAAAGCCCGAAGACTTTAAAGAAGGTGTGTTTGATTGGATGTATATAACTCCGTCTGGTGCGCACGGCTGGAACCCAGTCGCTACAAAACCTGACAACTTATTGATAGGTTCATCAAAAGATGGGGAGGCATGGAATCTCGATTTTTTACAGAAGCCTACTGTAACCGCTACAGTCTCGACCAAAGGAAGGTACGATACAACCTTGCCATTGACTTTAATGGGGATCGCAACACAAGCGTTATTGCCTGATGAAGTGATAGTATACGATGATAACGCGCAAGAAGATAGGGTTGACTTTAACAAGCACCCAATATTATCACACATTATTAATCTTTTCGCGATTAAAAAAGTGCGGTTCAACGTCATCTACGCACCTGGTCAAGGACAAGTACCTAACCATCAGCACGCATTAGATAATTGCACAACTAAATATCTGTGGAGAATAGATGATGACAACTTTACAGAAGGCGATGTCTTAGCCAAATTACTAAAGCGCATTGAACAGAGCGATGAGATTGGTGCAGTAGGTGGAAATGTATTCTTTACAACAAGAAACTTTGTTGCGCCAAAACCAGATTATGTCAAAGCGAACACATCGTATCATCTATACGAAGGGTGTACAAATATGTGGTTTGCACGTACAGATGAAGAAGAAGTTGACCACTTATATTCTACATTTCTTTATAGAGTAGAAGCGGCTCGTAAAGGTGGCGGGTATCAAGACGACCTTTCTCCTGTTGGGCATGGCGAAGAAACGGTGTTTACAGCACGCATTAAAGAGGCTGGGTACAAGTTAATCACTATGCCAAATACAACGACATGGCACATGCAAGAAATGAAGGGCGGCATCCGCAGTTACTCACATAAATTTATGTGGGACCATGACGAAAAAAGAAAGCGTGAAGCTCTTGATAAATTGGGGTGGGACCCTGAGCCACACGGAGAAAAGACAATTCTTCTTGAACACGGCTTAGGCGACGTTATTGCATTCAGAGAAGTCTTGGATGAAACTTTAGCTGAGGCAGATGACGATACTAAAATCATTATCTTCACAGGATACCAAGAGGTCTTTGAAGATTATTTAGATGACCCACGTGTTGAGTTGTTGTTACCTTCGCAGTTCGTTAAGACAGCAGAACATGGCACAACATCTGTTTATAAATGGATGAATGAGAATAATTTCAGTGGGCATATTACTGACGCATATAGGAGGATGCACAAATGATTGTATTAATATCACCTTTTAGCAAGAAGACAATGAATGGCGACCCATCGCCTAAAGACTATCCATACTGGAATGATGTAATTGACATTTTAAAACGTAAATTAAAGGACGATATATATATAGTGCAGATTGGCGTTCATGGTGAGGAGAGGCTCAACGGCGTTGATAAGGTTTCCAACAATCTATCGTTCAAAGGTTTAAAAAAAGTTATCAGTGAAATAGACGGGTGGGTAGCAGTAGACAATTTCTTTCACCACTTTGTACACGCATATACTCCAGAGGTAAAGGGCGCAGTGTTGTGGGGGCCATCAAGCCCACAGCACTTTGGGTATGAAGAACAGCTTAACTTAGTAAAAGACCCTAAGTATTTTAGGCCAGACCAATTTGGTGTATGGCATGATGTAGAGCCAAACCCAGACGCTTTCTTAGACCCTGGCACAGTAGCCGATATACTCATCAAAGAATTTGGGTAAGTTATTTTTTTTAATTATATTTGCAAGGAGTTCTACGATGGATAAGAATTTACGTAAAGACGACGATAGAGAGTTTTTAAAGTCGAAAGAGTTATGGGTAGTAGGTGCTGTTGCATTGGCGTTATTTTTACTGACATACTTTTTTGCCCAAGAGTTTTCAAGTTTTACAGCGGGAATCTTACGCTCGACAATTGTTGTCTTATTCTTAGTCGCAGTAGATAAATTTTTACTCAAAGACATAAGCACGATAAATGAAATCAAAAATAACAATATTGCTTTTGGGCTGCTTCTTATGGCTATCGCTATCATCATACACGCAGGATTCGCAGCGGTGTGACGTAGTATGCGAGGCGGAGCAGGAATTGGGCGTCAATAAAAAAGACGACCAAGAACGCATATTGGATTATTTAGAAAGCGTGAATATTACGCGGTACGCTAATTGGTGTGCCGCGTTTGTACGTTTTATCTTGGATGAGGCTAACGCAAAGTACCCAACAAAAAGGTCTGGAGTTGCACAGCACTATAAATTTAAAGATTCATGGGACGCACGAGATGTGTTGAATAAAAAAGTAACAGTACCTCGTGGCTCGATAGTAGTGTGGGCACGACGCAATTCATGGACTGGACATATCGGATTCACCACAAAAGATTGGAGTGGTAAACGGGGAAATACAATCGAAGGTAATACGACTACATTAATCAAGGGCGGTGGCGAGCAAGAGAGAGCGGGAGGTTACGTTGCAGAAAAGCGCCGTGCAATTGAACCGTATAACTATTGGCGCATTGTTGCATTTACACGAGTAGAATACAATGAAGAGATGGCTCAAAACAATCATCGCCCTAATTGCGATAAGTCTCATCATGTTAGGTTGCTGTCCAAAGATAACTGAGACAGGGACCAAAACAGTTGAGGTTATCGACTACATTAACAAGCCAGACGTCGAGTTTCAAGCTCGGCCTATTACCTATTATAGTGCAGACACATTGCACACTTTAGGCCTTATGAGATTTACTCTTGATACAGTAGTCAAAGTATTCCGCTCTAATAAGTGGGTGCATGACACCGTGTCGTTAGAGTATAATGCGGACAGTAATATATTGGACTTCAATATATCAGCAGAAGTTGATACAACTTTTTACAAAGAAACTACTATTACAAACACAGTCGTTGAACCTACGTCACTTGAAGATAAAGCGTTCTATATTGCCATAGGATTATTTGGCGGCATACTTATAGCAATATTATTAAGGAGGGTGGTATGAGTTTATTTGGTCAACTCTTAGGTGCTGGAGGTATGGCATTAGGAGGAGGAGCTGTCGGCACGGCAGGGAATCTTCTTGGCAAAATAGTACAGAACACAGGTGTAGGACAGTCCTTATCAGAATCTTTTGGCGACAGTCAAGGGTACGAAGGGATGGACGAGGCATTAGGCTTAGCGGCTAAACACGCCAACTCACTTCTTATCAATACTAACTCAGCAGGACAACGTGGAGATGCAGCTCGTACGGGGTTCAATATAGCCCAACAAGGCTTTACCCCCGAAGCAGCAACAACTTCTGCGTACAATAGGGCTTTGTCGCAAGGCGACCAACTTGGTCAAGCAGGAAGACAACAAGCTATGGCGATGGCAAGAGCTGGACAAATGGGGGCTGGTCAAGCTGTCGACTCGGCACAAGAAACTGTCAGAGCAATGGGCGGCCCAATGTCCGCGGTGACGGCGGCAGCTCGTGCAGCAGGACAAGGCGCGTCACAAGCTAACCTTCAAGCACTTGGTCAAGGAAGCCAAGCAATACAACAAGGCTTACAAGGCGCAGCTCAGTTAGGACAAACTGCATCACAAAATAGAAACGCAGCGTTAGCTCAGCAATACGAAAGAGACGTCAAGCCGTACTGGAATAGAGAAACATCTATGCAAGGTTTAGGTTCATCGTTAGGTAGCACTGGAGCAAATATAGGCGGGGGCATAGATAGCCGCAACGAAACGATATTTAATTCACCACTTGACACATTAAGTCGTGGCATGAATTACATGGGCGGTGGAATGTTTGGCAATGCACTTAACAATATGATGAGCGAAGGCAAGACTCCAGAGCAACAAGCCCAAGAACACCCAGTCGGTCAATACGATTTAACAGCAGGTGGCAATACACCACCATCATCATTTGGCTGGAATGGCGCTGGGTTATTCCCACCACCACGACGTGGCAATTGGTTAACAAACTTGTTTAATTGAGGAAAATATTATGGCAACAAAATTAGATAATAGCAGAGGATTTGGTGAAGGCGTCAGTGCTTGGGACAAAATCGCAGATAGACGACATCAGCGCGGGGTAGAATATAACAGACAGTTGAATACTGCGATGACGAATCAAGCCCAAGCTTACGAGAAAGCAGAGTCTGATGCAGCTAAGATGGTGGCGACTGGCCACTTAGATGCAAGTCAAATTGACAGTTATATGAATCGACGCAACAAAGTTATTCGTCAGCAGTACGACCCAATAGTGCAACAGTACCAAGTACAAGGTATAACCACGAATCCAATGGGTGATATAGGGGCGCAATTTAACACCACAAGAAGAGGTGTCGAATTTATAAAGCCGTGGCAACTTGGCCAATGGAGACGTAAGCAAGCTATACGCAAAGCGCTGCACCAAGAGTACGGTAAAGACTATATGATAAATCGTGCGTATGGCGATAATTATTATACAGGTCTAACAGGCAATAAGGTGTCCGCACAATTAGATTTAAACAAAATTTTAGGACTACCTACGGCTGAGCCGTGGTAATAAGGAGGAGCTATGCCGCAAAACAATAACACATGGATTACAGACCGCGTATTAAGACAAGCGGCCGCAGCGATACAAGACCCGCTGGAGTACGGCGACGTTCAGAACCCCGATGGCATTAGTTCGCCTATGGATTTACAGCCTCACCTACCCAAGGACGGGGGGTCACTTGGCACGAGCGTGTATACGCCAGAGTCTATTGAAATGTGGAACATCTTGAACAAAGGCCGCACAAACGAAATTCTTCAATTGATGAATGATTATAAAACCTCCGTAACGGAACAAAGCCAGAAAATGCAGGACGAAAAATTTCGTATTGCGAATGACCTTGTGCCCCCAAAAGACCAATCAGCTTTTGCTAAGAGACAACGTCAGAACATAGGTGAGTATGGTGGCGGCGCTTACAGAGAAAGTGTCGATGCGATGCACACCTCATTTGCTCCTCCGTCTTTCGTGGCTCCCGTTAGAAAGCCTGAGTTGCCAAAGAAAATTGACCCACCAAAACCAACGAGGATGAATGCAAGCCAAAGCGCACCAAGTGGGGCGTCAATTTCAGCGCGAATGACACAACTTAGATTGCCACGTATATCTACAAACCCACAAGACCAAAGCGTCTTGCACGAAAGAATCGAAGCTAATAAGCATGACCCGATTATCGACGGTACGACTGCATTTGAATTTGCGGCTAATGTCGACCAAATAGATGTAGCTGAAACCTATCTGGTAAACTCAGATAACCTTGCCTTAGCGAGTAATCCATGGTATCAAAATGGTGCGCTTGTATTTGCAAAAGATGAAGGCGGCAATGCAATCGCTAATGTTGATGAGGCTTTATTACAACAAGCTATCATTGATACAAAAGCCGACAAGTTTTTTAATGCCAACACGCAGCGCACAGCACTACAAACTATGCACGCTATGTTAGCGACGGAGCTGCGATATGCTGAGTTACAGCAAGAGAAATATCTGCAAACAGGCTTGGAAAAGGATAGGCCGAGAATTGACGCAGACACTTTGAGTATGTTTAATATCCAAGTCCCACAAAACGATGGCGCGCCAAGCTTTATATCGTCTATTAATGGTGAGAAGATTATCGAAAAAACAAGTGGCGGCGAGTTGCTTCTTAGCGTAAAAGTTGGGTATGATACTGGTGGGGTTTTAGGCTCAACCACGCGCAAAGAAAGAGTTATAACAATCCCCGTCGCAGATATTCGAGAAGTTAATAGGTATATCACCGAGCCAGAACTTTTATCAAATCATCCGTCAGTTACCAAACTTGCTAACTCGTCTGTTGAAAGCGTTCAGCCTAAACTCGATAAAAAAACCACCACTAAGTTAGCTAATGTATTTAGAAAAGTCTTGAGAAAATCATATAACTCTGGTAACAATAAAAGTATTATTGCAAAGGACAACGTACAAAGACCTGGACAAAATGGGACGTGGCGTAATGATGCCGACGATGTAAAAAACTATACATACGAAAAGCTAATGCAAGATACATTCGGTTCTTACGCAATTGAAATACTACTACAATCAATCACAACAGACCGTAACGCCATCCACTCTGGAGGCTTAGGGGTATCTTCTCCATAATACGAGGCAATAATGAGTATCAATAGCAACTATCAAGCTTTACAGCCAACATCTTGGTTAGAGGAAGAGCGCGAAAAAGAAAAGAAACGTCGCGACTCAATACGTCAAACAGAAGAATATCGATCAATATATGGTGGCGACTCGCTTGCCGCGCCGCCTACCCCGTCTATGGATTTAACAGGAGGGGCGGACGAAGGCCCATCGTGGCTAAACCCTCGTCCTCAAGACCAAGTCAGACAACGCAGGGCTTCTGTTTTTGACATCATTAAAAACACTCAATCCGTATTTAACCCTGACGCCAAGCCATTAGGCTATGGTACGGAGTCTGTTGAGATGAATAATATCAGAAGGTTAGCTGCCGATGGACAGATAACCATAACAGATAACGGTGATATATTTAGAAATTATTTAGATGACGACGGCAATGTTCAACGCGAAACAATACCAACTCATTATGTGGATACTAACGAGGGCAAGGTTAAACCTTACTCTTATACTGATGAAGATAAGAAAGAGTGGTGGGAACTTGCACCTAAATTGATTACTCATACCAACCCATTGACTGCGCCAATTGCGATGGGGTTAGACGCTATTACTAAAAGTACGACAGGACAAATTGATGCAGAGCAATTTGAAACCAAAGCTCGTCAAGAAACTCCTAAGCAATTAGACGATGAAGCTTCTCTCAACACAGCGGTCGAACACTTTATGGTGAATCCCGTTGAGAAAGTAGCTGACGCCTTTATGAGTATCGGTACAACTGGGCGACAACAGGGGGACGTAGATTTATTTAAGAGTGGAGAAGGCAGTAAATATAATACGTACCAAGCAGTAGGGGCTATAGCTAATGATGTGACAACCGCGTTGACGGCAGGGGTAGTCGCGACAGTTGCGACAGGCGGCGTAGCAACAACTGCGTTAGCTTCTGCTATACCGTCAATACGCGCAACATGGCATGATGTAGCAAGCGGCAAGATGACTACAACAGGTGGGGTTGAGCAAACCCTTATAGATGTAACAACGTCATGGGGTGGCTTGAAAGTAGCAAAAGCTCTTGGTCCAGCGTCACGAGCAGGACGACAAGCTATTACTAAAGCAGCAGAAGCAGGATACAACCCGTTTTTAACAGCGTATAAAAATGGAATGCGATATGTTATAGCGCCTAACGCTATCAACTTTGGGGTTGATGCAGCGGGGGGTGCAGCTACTGCGGCTATAAATATATCCCAAACACAAGACGTAAACCTACAAGATGCTGAGCAACAAAAAGCCATAGCTTTACAAGCACTATTGGAAGGTGGGCTGGGGTTATCTCTTGGCATTATTATGGACGCGGTTGATGTTGGCAAGATAAGTAGAAGTATTAAAAATAATAAAGCCAACACACCTCCCGTTCCAGAAGACCGCAGTGTTAAAGAGAAGTTAGACGATTTAAGACGACAGCAAAATGCAGATAAAGATGATGGTAATTTAGACGCCAATATAAGAGACGCTGTTGCCCAGCGTTTAATATGGGAGCCTAATTTAACATACGACCCAGATGCTATAGCTACCTCTCTTATTAACGACTTTAATATACAACCATCAAAGCACGGGTTATTAGTCGAGCACGTAACTCATGCGATGGAAGCACAGAAATTACTTGCAAATATTAAAAGTTCAGCAGACGCTAAGTTAGGCTTAGCTGACGAACCTATCGCACAATATGTAACCGATGAAGTGGTCGCGACTGCTTCGGCTATTAAACCAAATAGCAAGGTGTTAAAAAATTCTGACTTTGTGGCAACGGAGCAGTTGTTAAGCGGCAAAGAGCCAACGGAGGAGTTGCAACGACAATCATTCCGTGAGCTAAATAACATGAGTAACCTCATGTATGGGCGAGGTATCGCGGCAGACAATGCAGGTGATTTGCTGTCTGATATGGATAGCTTTAGTAAAGGTGCCGTGCCTTCTAATTATATCCCGCCGTCTAACTCTTACTATGGCCAAGCATTCGACCAATTAAATACGGTTGAAGGACTGGACGAAACAGTCAGCCAAGGAGCGTTAGAACTTATGGCTCGTGGCGAAGTATCACAATTACTTAATCAACAATTTGATGTGCTGCAAGAAATAGGTTTATCAGCAGAAGACGCAGGCGATATATTAAAGCATGCGTATCTTGGGTTAGATAAAGACATGCCTAACTCAGCAGACTTCTTTGACACAATAAATAAGGCAATACAAAAAGACGGTGAGCTTCGTACGCTTGTTGATATAGACAATAAACTATCAGACCACATTGACGATAACCATGAGCTGTATGATATATACGGCGATAATTTATTAAGAATTGTGCAGAGGGAACCAGGGTTAAGTTTCGTACAGACTCCTGACCCAGCAACGGAAGCAGCTATACAAGTCGAGCCGACTCCCGCAGAAAGCCAGGTACTTGACGAGGCCACCACTAAAATTGTTAACGATAATGTTGACGCCATGTCACCCGAAGCTAAAGAAGATGTCGCAACTAATCTAAAGAACTTAGAGAGCGACAAAGTGGGCGGGGAAGATGCGGCAAAAGAAACAACTGACTTCCTTAGTGGTAGCCCAAAGCGTGAAGAAAACGTAGCTAAATATGAAGCAGCTCAAAATGACGCATCTAATCAAGCGGAGGAAACTACTAATCGTCACAATTTAACTCAGAACCGCGATAATAAAATGATGCAGCTGTGGAATGATTGGGTTAATAAACGTCGGACAAAGAAGTTTTGGGGTGCATTTGGCAAAGACTTAGAGATAGATGATGATTCAGAAGGCGCGTGGGATTATACGTTTGGGCGCGATATAACAGGAGTCTTCGAGCCAACGGCCAATTGGCCTTATGGGCTTGTGGCTATACGCACAAAAAACGCATCTAATATTAAGTTTCCAACGTTAACTGATGCGGGCATCAGCTCTCCTCCGTTAACTATAGGCAATGAAACCCGACAAGTTAGTTTACACGAGGGTATCCACGCAACCTTTCATCAACAGGTTATAGGAGACCCAAGGTTTTCGCTCGATATGGGTGAGGACGCGTTTCTAAAATTGCGCGCACAAAAACATAATGAGTGGAAAGATAGTTTTTTATATGACACTAAATACCCACAAATCTTAGACGACGCTCAACAACAACTCTCAATTGCGCAAAGCCAAAACGCCATGGGGCTTGAGAACCAGGCTGAAATTGATAGACTTAAATATATTAATAAGTGGCTTAATTACTCCAAGTCGCAGGGCGGGGATATTGAGGAATTATTTACGGTATCTTTTAGTGACCCCGTTATAACGCAGTGGCTAAAAGGCAATGGGCATTACGCAGGAATAGAGGATTGGTGGCGTAATAATATTAACGAATTATTGCCACAAGAGATGGCCAACGAGGCTCTTGGCCGTCGTGTCTTTATGTCAGGCGATTATCTTATGGTAGCCGCAGCCTTAGGACTTGGCTTAGACCCAGAAGATGAGCATGGCAATGACGTTGGATGGTTGCAAGTTGCTTTATTAGGCGCCGCATTTGGTGGTCGTTTACCTAAAGTTTTAAAGCAAAGGTTTAAGAACGCGTTTAAAAATAACTATGTTCCCGTAGAGATGGAGTCTAATAATTCTGACGCGCTTAGACGCTTACGCTTAAAAGAAAATTATACTGAACTACCAACAGATGAACAGGCAAAATTAAACAACGAGTTACACAAGTCAGTTCAAAAAGATATTCAGACCGTCAATTCGTGGATGGATGCGGATAGCTGGAATCCATTGGCTCGTTTATACTCATCAAAGATGGAGAGCGTCCTGACAAAATCAGGCGTGCAAGATGGGCGGCACACACTGACGGGACAAGAAAAGCCAATTGGCCCCACGGAATTAGCTATGCGTCGAGAAGAAGGTAGGCAAGCAGCGTATCAAATGCAAGGCAAAGTTACTGAGGCAGATTTGGAGTGGCGTAATTTTACCACTGATAAAAAGATGCGTGGCGCTGTAATAGATGCCTCGTATAATATACATGGTCGCTTAGTTGAAAAAGAGTTACAAGGAGACTGGGACTTTAATGATTTAACTGCCGACCAACAAATGCAAGTTGACTTAATAATTGCCGACGAACTTAATAAAGCAGCGAACAAGCACGGCGTTAATAATATAGCTGAACTACAAACCTCTTATGATTTATATCGTAAGTATCAAGATGTGTTGACTGAGTTTGAAGCTAATGCTGCGACGATGAAAAATTACGGTCAAAGCTACGAAGACTTTAAGACGGAGACTATCGGTGAAACCGCGCCGAATAATATACTTATTGAACAGCAGCAAACAGCAATTAAGTTGAAGCGCGATGAATTACGTGCTAAAGAAAAAGATTTAGCTAACGTAAAAACTCAAAAAAAGGCGGCTGATAAATTAGTTGAAGAGCACGCTAAAAACCCTGCTGACTACACGCCTCAACAAAAGTTACAGGCAAAGCGTATACAATTGGCCGCTGATAAATGGCTTGAAGAAGTGAAAGAAGAAGTTAAGATTGCACGCGCCCAATTAAATGCGTTGCGCCGAGACCCTGTATATGGTATCGCAAAAGAAAAAAGAAAGTTTGCTAAGATTTTATTTAATACGGTAGAAAAACGTTCGCCTAATACACAGTATATTGATAGGCATACAGCGTCACGCCGTAAGAAGCCATACACAATAGTAATATCTGAGATAGACCCTGAAACAGGTAAGCTTGTTAAGCCAAGTGAGTCTCGTATCAAATTGATTGAAACATTTGGCACACAAAATCAACAGACAAATTACGAAACTGACGCAATTGTAGATGGCAAACTACGCTACATTACGCTACCTGATGGGACAAGAGGTCGCGAATACAATGTTGATGGTGAATGGGTTCCAGTGAAGTGGGACCCATTTAACGCAACTGAACGTAGGCGCTCAACCCAACAAGCTATCAACGTATCTATCCAACAAGTGTTACGCAACTTAGGGATGGTAGATGGTTCGTTAACTTCAAAAGATATGGCGGCGCTACATAAGAGCTTATCGACGCTTAGTAATAATATACAAAAGTCCTATGCTCATGGTCTTGATGTTGAGGAATCTGACATAGCCGCACAAGCAGCTGCGTTAGAAGAGTTACTTGGCCCAGTGTTAGAAACTGGCGTGTTAAATAACTCTGAGTCTATCAACAATATCTTTTATATATTAAACCATATTCAAAAATCTACGTTAGGCCGCTCAGTTAAGAGTAAGAATTATCAAACCAAATCTATAGTAGATGGGTACACTGCGAACGATTGGTACAAGTGGCATCAAGAGACTTCTGACATTAAGATGAATGTATATGCTAACGACATGATAGATGGCGCTTATGAAGCTGAACTCATGCGACAAATGAATGCACTCGGTGATAACGGGTTGACCCGCACGCCTTATTTTGATTGGTTGTTTAGAGAGTATAGTGATGCAAAGTACATAATGTCGCCAACAGCAAACGATAACGCATGGTATAAAAATGCCCTGCACAACGGCGTCTCTCTTTTAACAGGAGCAACGCTTGCTTTATCTCCTGGCTCTGCTATACGCAATACTTACCAAGGTATCGTCGGAGATATTATGTCGCCTACAGCAGAGGCACGGTCGCGTTGGATAGATGGCTTAGTAAATGAAGCGTCTATGAGAGTGAAGTCAGCTAAGCATACCTTCGATATTTATCGCAAGAAAGCAACGGGCAATGTTAGCCAAGCAGAATTAGACCAAGCCTATGAAGACGCAGTAAAAGCAGCGACTTCTACCGACGCTCTATTTACTGACCCACAATTCCATGACGCAGTTGATGAAGCAGTACTACGTAGAATTATGCAAGTAGGCATAGCGGACGACGACCCGTCGTCTCACTTGCTTGGTTCAAAGACTGTGCGAGAAGGCGTGCAAGGTGTGCTCATCTTAACACGTATAACTGATTACGCAAACCGTATGTCTGCTGCGATGATAGGAGCAAGACACTGGATGGTTAGCAACCCGTACGACCCGAAGCTACATGGTTCTGTTCAAGATTATATTGAAACCGCGGCTACAATCGGAGGGTTAAAAGCTAACACGGTCAACGGCCGTTATGGAATTAACGATATGTCTCCTGCTATTAGACCTTTCGCTCGTCATTGGTTACTACGTAATACTCTGACAATGTGGAAGCCCGCTATCAAAGCAATGGAAAACTGGAATCGTGCTATCATTAATATCAAACCATTCGCAAAGAGCCGACCACATTTAGGCAAAGCCTTTGCCACGTTAGCCGCCGCACAAGCAGCCGCGTTATTATTTGGCGGTGTCAAAGCAGCGTACTTATATGGCGATATTAAAAATATATTAGATAACTTTGACGAGTTAGCCGACAACATAGCGAATGAAGCGGGGGAAATCAAGGAAGGTTTTTCTGAGAAATTGTGGAACGAGATATATGCCGCGGCTAAAAAGCACGGCATCTCTAAAGATTATGTAGACGCAGCTCGCTTAACGTTTGAATACGGCGCACTATCAGCGTGGTTTAATGTCAACTTAGCAGCTGACGAAACCTTGGGTGGATATGCAGAGCCGTTTAATTTAAGTAAAATGGTGCGCATTATAGACGCTGCATGGGAGGGCATCGACAAGAGTGAAGAGAACGCAATTTTAAACGGGCTATTTAAAGCTGGGCTGGAAGCAGCAGGTGGTCGCGTTAAAGGTTTTTATAATGGTATAGTCCAAATACAAGATGGTTATCATCAAACTAAAAATGGCGACAGAATTACAGAGGCTTTCTTGACTGAGGACGGCAAGGTAGAGGCAAGATACGTACCATATACCATGCAAGACTTGCTCGCAGAAGTTTTCTTTGGCAATCAACTGAAAGAAACAGACGCCAATATGCGTAGTTACTTAGACGAAAACCCATTATATACTTTGGAACAGAAGGTTGCATACGCAAATAAAATACTTAATGCGTCGGGTATCAAGATGGCTGGTTCATCAGACACAGAATTGAAGCGTGAGTTTATTAAGAAGAGTGGTATCATCCACCACATAGAAGACGTACGCGCCAAAATCTTAGATAAATTTGAAGAGGCCGCGCCTAAGATTAAAGCGTCACGCATCAAACTCAGCGAGTGGTTCGATAGCGAGGAGGGCCGCGCAACACTCATGGGTCAGAACGACCAGATGGGGCCAGCGACTAACAGAGAAATGCAGCAAATCAAAAGCGCCTTATACAACGACGTCAACGCCTTTTACATTGACAAGATAGTAGCCGACGCGTTGAATGAAGTGGTACAGGAAAATGGATTACGCGAAAAATTTACAAATAGAATAAATGTACCTAAAGGTCAACCGCTATTTACTTATTTGTTTACAAGCAATCAATTGGCTATTTCAGAAACAGCGTTTTATGACGAGATAAAAAGTGGTGGCGGAGATATTAAGAAAACATTAGAAAAATATTATCAGTCAGAATATGGTGGCTTTGATTACGTCGTTGCTAAAACAAAAGCAAAGCTAAAACAAAAGCAATATAAAATAGAACGATTAGGAATAGATTAATGCAGTGGTACACATATAAAGTTGTAGAAAATAGCGAGGGTTCTACGCTTTTATATTGTGAAAAAGGCGAGCACTTTATGCGCATCAATTTTTGTTTAGATGCGTCACAAGAATACACGCAGGAAGACATCGAGAAAAAAAGGAGGCTATATGAAAACGGGTGCCGACAAGACGAGCAAGGATTTAGAGAGTGAACTATTATCTTTACACTCATTAAAAAAAGACAAGGCTGTCGACGAGCTGCTACAATATCTTCGCATTGGGGAGACGCTGGGCAACTCACGCATGAGAGCTACATATAAAGAGTTAGCTCAGAAGTATAAGATAAGCGCATTCATATTAAAGAGAGCGCAGACAGTAGCTAAAGAGTACAACGGCAAGTGGCATGAGGCTATACAACACTTCCAAGCATCAAGGTTTCACGACCCAAGCCAATGGCTTATATCTAACTACGATAAAATCATAGAGCGTGATGGGCGCAATCGTTATGCCAGGCCTGAACGTAAAGCTGGCCAGGATATAAAGAGGAACAGCGAAGTTATCAGAGCTTCTTTAATTAAGATGGGTCATATGTCACGTGAAGACGGCGACGAAGGAGCAAGGCGCAAAGCAAGAAGCGTTTTGTATGATGCGTCAAGATTAATATCGAGATACATACCGCCAAGGATACAAACTCAAGAAGAGCGTGACCTTATTAAGTACATGCCGTGTAGTTCATGCGGCAATCCTGACCCGCCTCAAGATGGTTTTAAGTTGTTTAAGGTTAAGGGTTATATGCCGTATGGTGTATGTGATGAGTGTTTAGAAAAAAGCGAGGGCACAACAGAAGATATGATTGACTGGTCAATATTGGCTAACAACTACTATGTATACGCGCGTCAATTGGAGCACGACATTAATCTTATACCAGGGTTGTAATGGTTACGCAAGATACAGAGATAGCTGTTAGTTTAAATACTATACAAAAGTTACGCTACATTGCTACATTATTAGAAGATGTGTTAGGCGTAGCTTTAGATGAAGTGCAAACGCTGGGCTACCTCGTGCATAATATTAACTTCTTAACTATACCGCATGGCTTTCAAGAGCTGGTATATGCTACTGAGTTATCGGATTACCTTGCTAATAGACGCACAAGTAAAGAGCAGAAATTCACGGGATTAGTTAAGTTAAATCTTACGTCTAATATATATAATAAAATGACAATCAAAACGCGCGAGCTTGACCCGAATACTACGTATACGCATTCAATGATGGCAGGGATATGGGCAGCTTATGGCAAGCCAGTTGTCGAAAGGATACATCGTAAGTATATAGCGCAGGAGAAATTTAATAATGGAAATTAATATCAAGTTAATAGTGTCGCCGCCATTTATGAATATAACAATTCAATCACCTGGTCGCACTATTACGTTAAGCAATGCAGAAGATAAGCCGTTTGAAAGGACGGTTAAAATATTACAAGACTTAATCTATACATCGTGCAGACGCGCAACACCGCACGCCCGCAACAGACTGTATGTACGCACCATCAATGAATTAAAATCAATGGAATCCTATCGTAAGAGGCGATGGCGGAACAAATAAATTATACTCAGCCTCTATTAATTTAATAATAAACCTACGTGCTTTAACGTAGGCTTTGCCGCCTTTGTCCATTATTAATAAGTCCCAATAGACTTCAGGTATTGATAAGTGTTGTAGTATTTTTTCTTTATCGAACGGCATTATATTTGTACGCCCATTCTCTAAGTTTCTGTATCTATGTGGACTCATATGTATTTTATGAGCCATATCTTGCGGCGTCAAATTACATTGACGTCGTAAATATTGTAAAATCTCTGACTCTTTCATTTCAATCTCCTGTTTAAGTTTCGTGTAACCACCAGATAAACAAAATACTACGTTATTGCATCAAGCAAGCCTACTTGCTTGGGTCGTTTTGTCTTTGTATTCCCATAGCCGTTTCAAGTATCGTTCTGCCAGCTTCGTAATCAACCAAGTTTCGAGCGATTTTATCCGTTCTTTGATTGCCTTTGTATTTGTAAAAATCAAATTCGTGAAATGCACACCACTTACTTACTTCATCTTTGCCCCCCATTATTGGGGATTTACGCTCATTCAAATTAGTAGGTAAATTAAAATTAGTCCAATACAGGTGTCTGCCTCGCTTTGTAGCAGGTATTAATGGCTCGTAATAGGGCGTTACATTCTCAACCACATATTTGCCATCAAACCACTTATCCAAGAATATAATTTCTTGATAAAGTTTCATATCAGGATACGTACTTTCTGTTGTATTTCTTCTTGCAAATCTCGCTCGGCTATGTGTCGAGCAAGGTGGAGAACTCCATATAAAATCAAAGTCTTTATAATTATCCAATAGGTATTGGTGTGCATCAGCAACTATTACCGTATCATTAGGAAATCGCTCTTGGTATAATTTTGCCAGCTCTGTATCAAGTTCAACGGCTATTACTTCAATGTTATCCGCAACTTCATCCCACTTGTAACGGTTCCCGCCCAAGCAAGCATAAAGATTTAATATTCTGTATTTCTTCATAGGCAACTTCTTCAAGTTCTTTGTCAAATGTTAGCTTCATATCAATCACGTACCTCCCAGACGCCGCTATGATACCAATGCCATAAAGGCTCTCCGCCAAAGGTAGCGACTAATCTTTTGCCGTAAGGTGGCGTACCATCTTCTTCGTCGTTAGCTTCTTCTATTATATCTCTTACGTCGTCCGATACCATTAACACGTACCTCTCCCAATTCTCGTCTATATCATTAAGATTTTTCTCTGGTTCAGCAGCTGATTTAATAAACGCCCTCTCGTCTAATGCTACGTACACCTCGTGTTTATCTGGGTGTGTATATCTTTTATCTTTTTGACGTGTCTTTAATTTCATCGCTCAATCTCCTCCTAATAAAAAGCCACGCTGTTAACGTGGCTATATTTTTTTTAATCTGTTTCTTTGACGCGTTGCCAAATGTCTTCGGTCAACGTCCAGCTTAACAGATAAATGTAAGTGAGTATCTTATAGACAATCTCATCTATCATTTTCTCTGTCAAGTTTCTTGTGTTAAACTCTTTATCGTGCTTTAAATACTCAAGTATAGAGGCGCTGTGCTTACTCATGTTGCCTTGCATCGCATCTAACGGAGTGGTCGCCCCGCCGCTTTGTGATGCCTGTAACCAGAAGTTGTTAAATCTATCGCCGCCATCTTGCGTGTACTCTTTTGCTTTACCCATAGTTCTGTCGTTGATTAGCTGCAATACTTTATCAAAGACAACCGCAAAAGCCTCTTGCGTCATAGTCACGCCTTCTGTTTCAAAGTCTGCGAGAGCGCGTTTACTTGTTACAAGTGGAGTCACTTCGTTAATGAGCATGAGTATGTCGCCTATGTTCTCGCTATTATACTCGCCCTCTATCATCTGCGTTAACTTTAAGTAAGGTTTATTACGCGATGGTGCTAACGCTTCGTTAGCTTCACGCTTTTCACTATTCTTATCTGACATTTATCCTCCGTAATTAAAATGGTACATCATCATCTTCTGTTGCCTGTGCTGACGCATCAGGCGCGGCTTTAGCATAAGAGTCGTCGTTGTTTTCTTGCCTACTTACGAACTGTATTTCATTAGCCTTGAGATATTTATATCTCTGCTTATTGCCATCGTCATCTGTGTACTCGTAACTTTCGTCTGGTCCAGCAACATATACCATGTCGCCTTTATTTATCTTCTCTACTTTACCGACCAACGGGCCAAAGACTGTGACGTTGTGCCATGTTACTTGTTCTACCCATTCGTCATTCTTATCTTTGTAGTATCTGTTAGTTGCCACAGTTAACTTCGCTTTCTGTGTGTCATTTTTACCGACTGTAATCTCGGGTTGCATCCCTACGTTGCCAAGTATTTCTTTGCGGTTAATATTAATAGCCATTATAAACTCCTAAAATTACTTAAATAAATTGCGCTTGATTCTAAACGACCTTGCGCCTGGTTCTTCTACTAAATACTTGCGATATAACTCTGCATTTTCAGCTTTAAAGCTATCCGCGTTAAACTTAAATTTGTTCTTGTTGTTTTTCAGTGTTGCATATACCGTGCCATCGTATGTCAATTCCTCTGCGTCTTCTAAATATATCTTTACGTCATCTTTTAATGCCGCTATCATACCACCTATATCTTTAGCTTCCTGCTGCAAGTCGGCTGTAGCGTCGAGTATCTGTTGTTCAACCTCTTTTTGTTTATCTTCTAACTTTACGATAGCTTCGATTGGGTTTTGTGTTAACTCAGCTAAGTAATCCTGAGCTACTGTCAATGCGTCAGAATAAAAATCACTCAGGTCACGCTGCTTCTTAGGAACGGCAACAGAGTATCGTTGCTTCCATTCGTTAAGGTCATTAACGGGCGGTGGCTCTTCGGGTATTACATGACGATTCCAAAAGTCCTCCGCTAATTCTAACAGCAATTCAAATTTTTCTCTGTCAAATTGTACGGGGAATATTTTTAAATCATTATCTAATAACGCACATAGATGTGACTCTTCGTCAACCGCTATATCATCACCAAATAGCTTGTTGTATTGTTCAACGTAATCAATATATATACCCGTGTTCCACATTAATTGTGTAACGTACATATCAGGTGGCCCATCCTTCCACATATTTTGAACAGCATAGCCAACTGAGTTCTTATGTTCAACAACCCTGTGTTTGCCATCACTCAACACAACGATATTATCAGGCGTAGTGTGTGCCCAACTGTATCTTGGGTGCTTGATAACTACGTCTTCTGACATATATAAATCGCAACCCATTTCTTCTGCGTATAACTGTGCGATAAAAGACTCGATGAACGAGCCTCTTCGCATAGCTATCGTCGGAGTAGTCTTAGTGCCATTCACTTTTCTATCCCACAATTCATAAGGCGTTTGATAGTGGTTCTCCCCTGTCAATATGCCAATCTCACTACCACCTATTGATGCGGCACGTGCCTTTAAAAACTTCTCTTCTTCTTCCCTTGTGCGTATCATTTAATTACCCCCTGTTGCAATCGATTGAATTTCCTTTAAGATTTTATCGTAATTACTTTTATCAACTTCTTTCAATGAAGTCAACCCGTTGTTACCCAATATAGTTAATACACCTTCTTGCGATAAGCCAACCTTCTGCGCCTCAGCCCATAACGTTGCCCCGAGTGACGCAGTTTTCTTTGCTTGCGCTGTACTTGGGGGGTTCTTAGGAGTAGACTTAGGGGCCGCTTGGGGGGTAGACTTAGGGGTCTTACGCTTTACAATCTCCTTCTTCCCATCTACATTATCGTCTAAATTATTATTGTCAGGCTCTTCGTTAGGGTTATAATATGGTATGTCAAATATCATGCCATATACATAACGTTTTACATAAGTAGACGTCGCGCCAAATCTTTGTACTAAATTTCTTTGTTGCGTGTCTGATGAGATATTGTTAAATACGTAGCTTAACTGGTCTTCTGGATTATCTGTGCTATAAAATACAACAGTCACATCATAGTCGTCTACAACTCCGTCGCTATTTTTATTACCCTTCATAGAGAAGTGTGACCATAAGCCATTCTCTACTAATAGTGGATTGAGAGCTTGTTGTATGTCACGTAGCTCTGCATAATTGTATTTTTGGTGTGGGTTTTTACCGTGTTTTTGCACCCATAACCCATCTTTAACGGCGTTTAATTTTTGATAAATGTTTTCGCCGCTTATTACTTTTTTCGCTGGCATAAGTCCTCCGATATAATAAAAAATTCAACATCGCCTATAGTTAAAGGCGTGTCGGTTAAATGTTTAAAGTATAACTTTCTTTTAATGCGTGTCGGGATTGTAGCTTCCCAAGCTGTTTGATTCTTTTGTACGTACGTACCTATCGTATTGAATATAGTGTCGCCCTTCCTTTTGCCAAGGCGTTTGCACTTAATATTGTTACTATCTAAAAAGCGTGATAGTTTTTTACCGTTTACTATTTGATATTTTGGCGTGTCAATTTTTATTGATGGTTGCATTTCTTCGCTTTATCTCCTTTAAGTGTTTCTCGTGTAAGATGTTTATTGCATACGTGATACACGCAACAATACTATATATTATTGTATCCCCATCTAAAAAATAATAGATAAATACCGCGCTAATAAGCGTTGTTGTAACATATAATATCGTAGAGTACCCCAAAAATGTAGCGTATAATAATGACATCATCCATGTAATTGCTACGACGTACTGTATATCAACTGTTATAAAGCTGAATATAACGAGTGCAAGTAACGAGAAGATTTGGATTGCTCTGTGCCATATACTTTCCGTATCTACATTTAAAGTTAGTGCAAATAGTGGTGGTAAAACTATGGTTAAGAATAAGATTTTTATGTCCATAATTTACCCTTTAATTTTGCTCGTGCGTTATTTAGTTTCTTTCGTAGTTGCGTCGTGTGTGCGTTCGTGTCAACCAGCAAGATGCTAATCAACCTCAATTCTTCCGCCGTTAATTTTACCTCCGCTGTCGGCGCGTCCTTTTTAATTTTTAAAAAATCTTGGTTATTATACGCTGCCTTATACGCTAAGGCGTACGATGAGTATGGTTTTATAATCCCGTCAGGTCTTACCGTAACATATATACGTGTTTTGTTGTCTTCTAAATCTTTGTAATATATTTTAATATGGTTAAGCTGCTCCTTATACTTATACCCATTAAGTCTATCGTTAACAAATTTATCTGCGTCTGCCACTTTGTCTATATCTATCAGCTCGCTGAGTATCATACGGTACTTATCGGGATACAGATACGGATTAATTTGGACGGTCTTATTATCCGAGGAGGACTTCAATAACCCGTATCGTATACCCGCAGCAACAGCTTGATTTGTAACGCCTAAGTCTTTAGCCAACTGTTCGGGCGGCACAAACGTATCGGTGTTACGTTTACGCTTAGGCGTAGCGCTATGCAATATGAGCCCCTCATTATTTTTCATCGGATATTTCGTATTGTTCTGCCACAATTTCCGCTTCCAACGTAAACAAGTCTTCGACAGTTACAAGGGGTTCGCCACAATCTTCGCAATACAACAATACTTTCTCCATATCTATGTCGGATATATCGTTATCCTTTTTATCCAATGTGTCAGAGTATAAATCATATGCAAAGTCACGTATCTCATACTTGTTGTATTCAGTATCACAGTGCTTACAGAAGTAAGCGTCGTCGAAGTTTTCGTTTAAAGTTGGTGGTAAAAAACTGTCAACCGCTGCGTCATCTTTAAATGGAGGCTCATCAAATTGATAGTAATCACCGTAATCATTGTACGAATATATCCCTTCCCACATCTTACCCTTGCCACGATAAGAGTATCGTGGTGCAGGTTCGCGTTCTACCAATAAATTTTTCCAATTCAATTGAAGCAGAGCGTTAATAAGTGTCGTCATAAACAATATATCTTGCGACTCATTGCGTGAGTGCTGGTCAAAGTAACCGACACTAATATTTGTGCACTCAGCTATATACGGAGCAAACTCACGTGAGTCTGTGTATACACCTGTTGGGTCAGGCGACATAAAGACACCATACTTTGCAAGTTCATCACTGAGTGACAGAGCGAACGCGTCTGATGCAGTTGTGTAACCCGCTTGTTGCGTGACTATAGAGTCATACCCACGTCTATCAAACGATATAACTATATTTATATCCCGCAGTGGGTGGTCGCTGCTATTACCTGTATATGTAGGATACTTAGGGGGCGTGATGGAAAACTCCGTGGACTCAACCTCTTTATAAACGTACTTATATTTAGGCCACTTATCTTTCTTGCTTTTATCTTCAACACGTACGCTCTCCATTTTGGTGGTAGTTTTTTGTTCACCGTATTGCGAAGGGTTGCCGCTATATAAATCCAATACGTTCCTATCAAAATCTGTAGCTGATGCGGTCGAACCTTGACACCCACATTCTTCGTCTACAAAAAATGCGTATATTCCAGGCACATTATTCTTCATCATAAAATCCATTATTGTTATGCCGCTTTTGTCGTCAGCTCCCAACACTTCGCCATGTGTAGCTCGTACATATCTGCCATCTGAATCGTGTATGACCTGACGATAATGAGCCGACACATCATCCATGTGTGCAGCGAACATAACGTTGGGCTTGTATCCTATGACACAATAAATGTTGCCGCTCTTATCAAAATATTGCTTGGCATCGTAACGTGGTATTTTGTCGTAAAATCTATAGCTCTCTCCCGACGGGATGTTATACTCAGTATATTTCAAAAACGTCTTACGTACTTGCGTTGGCGTTACTTTATAAGTTTCCATTTTCTTCATTTAAGACTCCTAAAATTTATTAAAAAGGTATTGGTTCTGCAGGCTCTTCTGTCGTCTGCTTTACTTCGGGGCGCTGTTTGATAACGTCTTGTATTCTCTTTACAAACTCTGACATTGAAATATCGCGTGTATGTCCTATGACTGACACCCTACGAATAATGTCGTTACTTATCTTTACGTCATCGGGGTTTGGGATTTTTATCATAGCTCTCTTGTGATTGTCGTCCCACCCAAAAGCATAAGACGGTACGTAAATAAATGGAAATATATTAGATAGTGCATGACGCATAACATAAGCCCACTTTTCTGTCGGCATAAAAGGACGGTGTCTATTCGATAAGACGAATACGTCTGTTGTCATAACGTTCTTTCTACCAAGTGTTATATGCCAACCAGCATCACCGTAGCGTTCTAACACTATTGTTGTGTTGTCTAACATAACCGCGCTCTCATACCTGATGTCAGATAGTGGGATTGAACAACCAAGATTATCTGTTGACCTATTTTCAGTTGACCCTTGTATCCAGCATAACGCCTTATTGGGTTCGCGTTCTAATAATTCCCCTGCTTTTTTCAGCGACAAAATATTGACGTAATTTTTTTGTTGTTCCATTGCGTTATCAATTTGGATTCTTGGCATTGCGTTACGCACGTTATCCATATAAGGGAAGTAACCCGTACGTGACACAATATGATAATGGCTATCGTCTGTTAACGGCAGACTGTCACACTCAGCCCACTCAACCCACGTAGAACCATAAGTTTTGTCTAAGTATTTCTTAACAACTTGCGTAAGACTCCTTTTGAAAGACTCCTCGTTCTGCGTAGAGTATACTCGTGGCACATGGTAATGTTTAGCGTCGTGATTAACGTATATTATACCACGTGACACTATTTTATCGCGCACTTTATAGTAACCTATGAATACATTGTCGTGTAATTTGGAAGAGTAAGCATAACAATCATTTAATATGTTAAGCGGGTTAGGCGATAAGCATGAGTACGGTCCAGGTGAAGCCTCATCATTTGCGTATACTTCTTCAACGATAGACTTGTAAGTATCAGGATAATTTGACTCATCACACGCTGGCTGAATGACGATTTTGTCAGTTTGCACGAATGTTTCTGCTGCCTTAGTCGCCACAACTTCTAACGTTGCGCCAGCTACTACATTATACAGTGACTTTAGATATTTAGTCGTAGCTTTGGATTCTATAATTGCATCCGCATCTTTTGTATCGCACATCGCATGCCCCCGACTTTTAGTCGTCACATAATTTTGCAACCTTATATTGTCGCTATCTAAATCGGCCTCATTTTCAACGTGTAAGCGTAGAATTGGACATATTATTGTATACGTTACGCCACCAATTACAGCCTTATATAAACGCATTTTCTTTAACTCAGTCTTGAGATAGGTTTTAGCGAGACTCCAACTCTTTCCGTTGTCGTGGGATATATAGACGCCTCTTTCATATAACCCCCATAACGCATCGTTATCAAAAGGTAACTCTATAATGGTAGTAGAAGCGTCTAATTTAACATAGTGGTTTTCGTAAACCCTTTCTGTCTCTAATGCAACGTTTGTTGTCAACGCGCTTGTTGTCAACGCATTTATTGCTACGTCTGCTGGGTCTGTAGAAAGCGACGTAAAATTTTCGCGTTTTATATTTACTGTGTTTAAATCAGTTAATCGCATTCTTCCTCCCAGCCCCACGTGCCATCAGCCTGCGGCTCCCAAGTCGCATAGTTTGCTGAAACGTAGTCTCCGTTTATTGTAATAACGTCAAAATCTTTACTGCCATATAACGCGGTTAATCCATGTGAATCTGTATCTGTATATGCCTCAGTATCGTATATCAACTCTTTACTCCCGCCTAACACTAAGCAGCTTGATGCTTCTTCAATACGTGCAAATCCGTCGATATAAGGGACGATGTATTCTCCGCAACAACCAGGATTAGGGGCGACTTTAACGCTTATTGTTTTCTCGTAATCTTCATTAAAAGTGTGCACGCTTACTACTGCGTCAGCATCTACAAAATATTCTTTAAGTTTATTCATCGCTAACTTTCTAAATATGTTGTTGTTTACTTGTGCATATGTGTCATTCAAAACAACTACTTTTTCATCGTCAGTTATAAATGCTAAGCCTCTCGCAACAATGGTATCGCTGCTATTAACTGCGTAAACTATAAACACATTGCCCTTTTCTTTAGAAGAATGTGCATAAAACGTATTCAATACGTTACTTATGTTGTTCGACATACATGAACGCGGCCCCTCTTTATACACTTGTTCTATGATGGTTTCGTGTAAATTTGTCGTTGGTTCTGCGTGTGCAGGTTCAATGTAAATGTCCCAATCCATTTGACGTTTAATTTCATCTTTAATAGCGCCAAATATATCAGCGTATATTTCAAACCACTGTTGTTTGTTTAAAGTAACGTTGTCATAATATTTTACTGACCTTTTTGCGAGTTCACGCAAGGTTTTACGTAAAGCCTCACCTCCAATCAAAACTAACTTACCGTTTTCATAGGCCATCGTCATAGCGCCAATGCGTGAGTATACGTAGTGACTTTTACGTAACATACGTCTGACACTGTATTTAGAGTTAGTTACTACGTGTTCTTCATCAATTCTATTCCCTAAAGAATCTACTTGTATTATTGCGTCTTTTAGAATTACGTATGCTCTATGAAACGCGTGGTATATAGGTGACTTATTAGTGTAGGGTATTTGAATGTTGTATGTTGTATCGTCATGTGGAATGTTCACATGAAATGTACCTATCTCTACTTCGCGTGTTTCTGTCGAGTTATGCCGCGGCATTATTGACCTCCATTAAATTTAGTTGTCCTTGTGCGTTAGTTTTTGTGTATCCTTTTACAAAATACTTTATATCGTCGTGTATTATTTCGCCCCAATCGTATTTAACTCCGCTTTTGTGTCCTAATTCAAAGTGCTCCATGAAAGAACCGTCTATTAAAGAGTGAAGCGGGACAAATTTAACGACTTCAAATATCCTGTCGTCATCGTATGCCAGGGCTTTAATAGGCACGTCAAGCGTTAAAAATTCTGACTGTGTAAAACCCCAAGGTTCAGAGGGCTTACGCACTAAGCATAATTTGCCACTTCTATATTGCAAGTAGCCGCTTTCAATCATACCTGTAATGTCAAGCGTATGATATTTATGCGCATAACATTCCACGTAGTCAGTCCAACTATCTACATCGGGGATGGCATAAGATTCGTTCATACACGAATTTTCCTCAACTATGAGAACTCCTCTATCCGCATGAAGACTAAAAGCCGACGGCTTCACACACAAGTACTTTTTATTGGTTGCACGATAACCATATAAATCTGGCTCGTCGTTTACAGGCACATAATCTGACCCCACTATGCTTCCTGTGCTCTCTATTACGTCAATAGATTTATAATCGTCGTCGTTTACATCAATATAATCTTTAATTATATCACTATATACTATATCTTCGTGATGTATGTCGACCTGCGAATCGTAAGTTTGAGAGTAAACAGCGTCATCTTCTGCAACATATGAATCGTGATATTCTGACCATGCGTAGTCTGAAAGATGTATATATCGTGCCCTTCCATCATCATACACAATGTCGTAATCTTCAATATGATAATATTCATCTTGCTCTTCGATGTATACCGCTTCGTCGTCGGGGACGTATTCTCCAAGATTCGGGATATATACACGATCGCCACAGTCATCGGCTGAAAAATGCGTCGGGCCGCCGTTATCTCTGTAATGGTGCTTGTCATTATCGCCGCCTAACAGAAGTTGGTCATAATATCTGTTAGATATATCGGCATATTTATTTGGCAATGACTCGTATTCTATAGCGTCAATACCATCCCAACTATCTATGTATGGGACTAATTCATCTTTATCTTTAACTAACACAGTAACCGTGCACCCAGAACTTTCCGCGTCAAAAACATCTTTATATATCGTCGCATTTGGGTACATTTCTTTTAATTCGTCAGCCACTTGCACGACAAAAGCATAGTCGTATGTTGTGCGTGATGAGTATGGTTTTGCGATAATAAGCTCGTCTTTATCTTCGTTATCTGTGACAAAAACTAATGACCGTGCTAATATATTATCGTTCTCATCTTTGCCGTATGCTATATGCACGTTATTAAGAATCTGCGAACTGAACGCATACGTATTAGTTAAAGCTACCCTGCCATCTCTATCCCGCGCCATACATGACGTAGGTTTAGCGTCGTTATAAATATCTACGACATTTTGGTTGCATGGCATAACTTGGATATGCAGTTTACCATATTTGCGTTTGTGGTAATCAGCAATACTTTTTAAAGCCGCCGTTAAATAAGTTGCCGCCTTCTTGCGTATAGGCTTAAGTAATGACGAATAAGTTATTATGGAATCCATTATTTTACTACCATTATCTTGGGGTTCAATTCTACGCTCTTTATTACGTAACCTACGACTATTGTTCATCGGGAAATTCCAGTGCATACGCTTATTCTCGCTGTCCCAACAACAGTACCTATATAACATCATTCTGCCGTCTCTCTTTATCGTATACTTTGTTTCAACAAGATGTAGGCTATTCTTAACCATAGCTTTAATCGGGATTAAGTTGTCTTCTTCCCACGTATCAGCCATCTTTAAGCCCCATATTTGACCTTTGTAATGAACTACGTAAAAATTGACGCTATTCATAAGTTCGTCAATTGCCTCGCGATTGTTGTTGGGGTTATCAAAAATATTTAACGCATTTAGTTGTTTTAACGCGTCTGGACACGCTTCTCTTTGGGAGTCGGCAGTAAACGGTTCTTGATGTCGAAAGAAATCGTCCCCGCTTATATAACTGTAATACATTTTGCCTCCTATAAAATTAAAAATAAAAGGGCGACGCACTCATAATACGTCGCCATATATTTACTTCGCATCAATATTTACTGTATCGATATTAATAACGATATGAGGTGTGCCTGTGCTGTTGCCACGTGACAATAAGAGTGATAAAAAATCGCCAAGAGACACATTTAAAGCGTCTTGTGTATCATTATCATCTTCTACCACTTCTTCTGTCGTCGTATCTTCTGTCGTTGCGTCCTGCGCGTCTTGCGTGTCGTTAACTCCGCTGTTGAGTTCTATTAACGCGCCGTCAAAATAACTCATAAGTTCGGTTACGTTGTTTTGGAATACGTCGTCATCATATTCGTCATCTATGTCGATTGGATAATAATCCTTAAAATACGACTTAGAACTACGATTTGCAGCACAAATATCCCACAAATCTCTATCTGTTTCGATAGTTTTGTCAGATGATTCAGAGTAATTCCCGACGTTATATTTGATACGAGATACTTTCCATTTGCCATCGTCTGTTTTAGACTTAGCAATACGTGCGTAAATATCCGCCAAATCCAACGATTCTTCTAACGTTTTATTCAACGCTAACTGAAACACCGCTATACGTAGTAGTATTTCGTTTACTTCTTCTTGCGTCATTACTCGCTGGGCATCTCCCAATGCGTTTGTAAATGTCTCTGTCGCTTCTTGGCGACTTCTTTCTACTAATTGACGTATCATTACGTCCTCCTCTAATTAATTATTAAAAATAACCACGCATCTTACGTGGCACGTTAGAACCTCGCCTTAACGAGGCTCTCACGATTAAAGTATAAAATGTATATAATGTTCTACGTATTTTGTACGTTATCCTCTAACTCGTCTAATTTGCCGATAAACTCAGACGTCATCTTAAGACGTACCTGTGCTTCGTGGCAGCCAGGGTAATCTTCGTCGTCTAATGATAAGTGTAAATCATTATCGTATAAATTGAGTTTCTCAAGATAATATTTACGTAATTCTTTTATCGTCATAAATCCTCCGATTAATTTAATCTCATTTCAAATTCGCTGTCATTTTTATCTAATTCTTTTTCGACAGAGCTATACGTTTTTTCCATGACTGTTTTTATGGCGTGCAAAAATAACAAAAGTCCCTCATCATAATGGATGACGTCAATATCGTCGTCGGTTTTAATACTGTCCTCAAAAAACTCGCTTTCTACGCCAATGCCTAACTGAAATTCAGACGACACTATTGGATTGTCAAAATTACCTTGAAATATAACCGTTTCGTCAGCCTTATCAAGTATAAAACGTAAGCTTATAGTTGTAAATTCGTTTGGTGTCACAGTATACATTGCGTCTGACTTAAAGTCATCCGTACATGAGCCGTTTGTATATTTGTCAAAATCAATCTGCTTCATCGTTGTCTCCGATATGTGTTTTTATTAATTAATTCTTTGTCGTAAGCATCGAACTCGTTGTAAGTCCGACCGCTCCATATGCCCTTGATACGTGCGGAAGCTACTACTGCATGACGCAGTGCTACGATAGCCACTCCACATATTAAAAATGTTGTCATAAATCCTCCTATAAGTATTAAAATTAACGTAGCATTTTACTACGTACGACAAGACGTTGCCTTAACAACGCCTTAGCGATTAATCGTCTTCTGCGTATAATAGTGTGTCAAGTAAAATCAGCCCGTCCATAATTGCAACAATCAGTACGTATGAAAACCTCTGACCTTGCGTCCATAACATGGGATTAATAATGCCGAGTATGAATACCCAACACGCAAACGCAATAATTGGTATAGCTATCAGTGTTATTATACGTTTTTTCATACGACCCCCAAAGATTCTAATATTGTTTGCGACGATACAGGCATCTCGTTTATATAAACCTTCCCTTCAAACGGGAAATATTCGCCATGTGAACCAGGCGTCGCTATATACCAATCAAAATCTTTTTGGTACACGTGGACACTTGCTAAGTGGTTTATGCGATTTTTTGTCGCAGTTGTCACAAAACCTCCGTGTTGCACATATACCCCTCGTTCGTCACGACCTATAATGTCAGTCCAATAATACGTTATTGTCTTGCCATCTGTTCTGTCGTTTTTTATCGTTTTACTTTCGCCGTTATACCATGCGTCTAAAACTTTTGAAAATCCATCTAAGCGTCTCATATTACGTTCTCCAAAATATCTTCTACATCGTTATCTAAACACGCTATTACCGTAAATAATTTGTAATTCAATTCTAACTCGTCTTTTATGTGCTGCATAAGTGCGGGGACTTCATCGTCATCTAACACTTCTATCGTGCTAATGATGTGTGCGTTTATATTCTTTGGGTCTTTTGCGTTATATATCGACCCGCCTTCTCTGTTGTATAAGCGGTAACGTGTAACACACACACTTACCGTTTCAACGTCTTTAACAAAAGAATTGATTGTGTGTTGAATATTATCCAAGCATTCTTCCGCTTCTTTTAACGATGTGATTTCACACCTTAATATTACGTTCATAAATCCTCCTATAAGTTGTTATATGACTTTAAATTTTTTGTCTGAATTATCGACAAATCGTATCATGTCGTATTCTGACGTAAAGTAGTAATTCTCGTTATTTATCGCATTTTCAAAGTCTGCAATAGACTTAAAAATACGTCCGTTAGCATCTGCGTATTCAAAAAGCTCCTCGTCACTCGCACTAATGAGACGGTTGTCCCACGTGCAAACTATAACGATAACCCGTCCGCCTATTAACTCGCTCACTCTACGTGAACGTTCTCTTTCTTCTATTATGTCTGCGTCAAATTGTGACATAACGTCCTCCTATAAGTTAATTAATAACACGTGCCACCATCGACACGCACACAACAACACCGCCTTAACGGTGCTGTTATTATTTATTAATCGTCTTAATCGTCTTCGCCCGCAATAATAATATATTTGTCGTCCGATACTTTAACCGTCATTGCAGCACCACGTGTCCACCCTTGGACGTAATCAGGGATTATATGTATGACGTCGTCAATATCTTCAAATTCCATTGAAACGACAGAATCATTAGTTATTATAAGCGTGTCCATTTGATATGGATATATCGCATAAATGACTTCACTCTCTTTTAAACGAGGGTCATTTAATATCTCCTGGATACGTGTTTTCAATGTGTCGTGGAAACGCAAACGCTCAGGGATTACCGCTGCATAGTTGGCGGTATAAACGCCGTCGCCTAATAGATACACTTTACGTGTGTCGCCAAGCTCTTCTTTAACTTTTGCAAAACTGTCGACCACGTCTTGTGGTTGCTCTGTGTTAAAGGCTGTCTCAAACCTTCTTGCTTTTATAGCACTCATAAATCCTCCTATAAGATGTTACGAAGACGATACACTATGTATGCGTCTAAAATAAATACGCCTATTATATATGTATAGGCAATAACGTGTGACCACTCTATTATAAGAGCAGCCACGATATTCAAGATTAACGTTATAATTAACTTGCGTTGTGTCATTCTTCTTCTCCTCGTAATAATAAACTTAAATTTAAACTGTCTTCTTCTTCGTATAATTTAACAGTAAATTTAGCGGCGTCGTCAATTAGTTCACAAGCGTCTTCTATATTAACGGCGATAGTAGACGCAAAATCATCGTCATCTATTAAATAGACTACGCTTGTATTGTTACCAAGTGTCAGTGACGTTATCATTATGTTGTCCTCAAATAACGTTAGCTCTGCAACTACTTTTTGAAACTTCATAATTGCAGTGCGTGAACCCGTAAAATGTGAGTATAAATACATATCGTCCTCCTCGTATAAGTGAAAAAAAAATATCTAACGTGTGATAAGCCTTAACTTATCATACGTCAAACACCCTATCCACTCGGCATAACGAACCAAAATTTCTTTTATATTACTACGTCAAAACTCTACGTTGTCAATTGCCGTATCGACTCGGCATTATAGTAGATATAACCACAAAAAATCCTACCCAACACGTTTTTACACGTGCTAAATAGGATTAAATATCAATCTTTTGTTTGTCTTTTTCCTCGCTTTCTTTGTTTTTGTGCACTTTTAAACAGATTTAATATTGACTTGTCAATCTTTCCGTTTTTATCGGAGCTTAAATAATTAGACAAATCAACGTTACTATTAAATTTTACGTTGTCATTGTCAGTAATAACCGTGTTAATTTCATCGATAATTTTATTATCAATTAATCTTACCGTTAATTTGTTACTGTCAATCGTAACGTAAATTTTAATGTTTAAACTCTTTGCAACTTGCATATAAGATAAAAGGGAGCTTTTCAGCTCCCTTTCTATCTTGTTTTTTAGCAACGTTAATAACATTATTCTGTTTCACTTGGATAAGTGAGTACACTCTCATCACTATAAGTGATTTCAAGCCCATTTAAATTAAGCAAGTCTAAAAATTTACTTTTTGTATCACTTGAAAGTTTGTTATCAATAACGTTTGTTGTGCTAATACCTTCAATGTTTTTACGTATATATTCGATAGGTGTTTGACTGCTTAATTCAATGTTATTCGGTTCAAAGTATCGTTTAATCCACATATCATTTAAAGTGCCAAACTCAATCAATTGATTGTTTTTATCAGTTGCAATAATCGACGTCGGTTTTTTGACGTCAGATTTTGACTTACGAGCATAAAATTTAAACTCATTCGCATCGTTGCGAGCAAACGTAAAATCATTAGGTAAAAACTCAAGGGTTTCAGCATCTAAGAGACTAATTAATTTGTCAAGAAACTTTTTGTTAGCACGTTCACGTGCTTTTTTCTTGATTTCTTTCTTATTCTCTTTTAACGTGTCATCAATACGTTGTAAGTCATCAATATTGATTTTTCCACTTTTAAGAGCGTCTAACATTGCGTTAATGTCAAAACTCTTTTCCTGGTCATTACCGTTATTATTATTAATAACGTTTTCTTTGCTTGTGTGTGTTTTTTGGAAATTTTCCATTTTTAAACTCTTGTAAGAAGTTGAACAAAATATTATATTTATACCTGGTAACAAGTTAACACAGTCAATAAATTGACTGCATACGCTTTAAACGTGTTGCTGTCAGGTATCAATTAAATTGTCAAAGAACTATTTTTTAATATACAATTAATATGCCAAAAAAGCATTTTTAACTGTCTTATAAAGAAACTGTTTTAATTTCCTTATAAGGCAATTAAACTGCCTTATTTTTAAGCATAACATATATTAAAATATACGTCATACCAACTCTTGCACGTTTCAAACCAAATTAATATATATAATTCTCATTTTCCTATCAAATACCATGCCAAATGATTAGAGTGTCAAGTTTATTACACAGTATTACGTAGAATAGATGTAACTTGCTAAGTATCAATGAGTTAGTTCTTGTGTCAGATATATTTCACACTGTCAGATTAATTACACACAATCTATATTGCTATGCAGTAATATTGCTCTTCGGTAATATACTATATTGCTATGCAGTAATATTGCTATGCAGTAATACGGTGGGGGGTCATGCAACATTATCACATCAAGCACCCACAAACTATATTGCTATACAGTAATATAACGATGTAGTAAAACTACTACAACCTTGTAGTAATATTACTACAATGACAAGTTTACTTTACATTATGACAAGTTGACATGACATTATGACAAGTTGACATGACAGAGGGACGTGACAAAATGACAGAGGGGCATGACAAAACGGCAGGAGGAGGATCATTTTCTATTAATGGAAAGGGAGGGGTAGCTCACATTCCTGGGCTGAGGCTGCGGGGGGATACCCCATTCACCCAAAATTAGTAAAATTTAGATTTTGGCATGAAAATTGCAGGACTTCAAAAAGAATCATAACAGACCCCCGTCCCCCTTTTATATATAAGGAGAAAAGCTTGGCAGGGGGTAGTACCCTAAAAAGTTTTTTTTGGGAAAAATTACCAACAAAACTCATCGTCGCCTACAAAATGTGTGGGCGTATTATAAATAAAACCACAGGAGTATTACATGAATTTCTCAATAAAAAATATTGAGGCTATATTAGACGACTTGTTTAATGTGCACGCAGAAGAAGCGAAAGACAACATGGGCGAAATCAGAACCAGAGCCATCTTAAAAAGGAGTTACGACAAACTCAGAGAGGTCGGGCACATTGACAGAGTATTGTCGCAATATGAGATAATGCTTGAAGAATTATACGATAGTACAGATGATTACTATGAGTTAAGCTTAGATATGGCTACGTTGAGTCTTATTATGACTATTATTGATGCTGAGTTTTTCAGAGGATATATCAAAGAGAGGTGGCCCAATCTATACGTAGAAGAAGGTATTGATGTGGCCACGCAAGTAGCTACACAACAAGATTTCTTTAATGAATTAGCAAAATTAAAAGAGCGAGGCAATAACGACGATAAGTTGCACGCGGCTTTATCAGCTTACGGATTAAGCCAAGCCAATAGCTTAGGGGGGCAGTTGGCGAGCTTAAACAAGATATTAGAATACCGCGGTAAAAAAGACGACTCTAATAATCCAGGTTTAATAATACCACAGAGTAATTAAAATGGCATTAGCACAGAGCTACGACATAGCGGACGAGATAATAACTCTCGTCTGCAATGTCTCAGGACTAAGTAAGAGCGAGTTGTTAGGCAGAGATGGGCATAACGAATATGCGGTGCCACGAGCACTATCCGTCTATATGACATACACTTACACCTTACTAACTTACGCAGAAATCGGGAGGTTATATGACAACAGAACTCATCCATCATTATTAAGCATGATAGAAACGGGGCGGGTGTATGTAATGCAACAGCCACATATAACACATATATACAATGGGTTAGTAAAAAAGTTAAAAGACAAATTTGAATTAGGCGACTTCCAAGGTTACGTGTTTCCAGAAGAACGACACGCTGCTCGAGAAGCCGAGTTAAGGAGGGGAGAGTGATTGCAAAAAAGGAAATTGAGAAATGAAAGATAAAGATTATATACAAAAACACATTATGCAAAGAAAAGAGGAACTGATAGAGCTTGAAGAGTTTTGGCAGACATTCAAAGACCAAAACGAAAAGCTGAAATTTTATTCAGGAGCAGTTTATAGTATCCAAGCGGAAGTTAGTAGCCAAATGGCTTTTCTTCAAAGGTCGATTAATGACCATGAAAAATTGTTAAAATCAAACAAACAGGAGATTGAGAAATGAAATTACATGAAATTATTGAAGTACATCAAGAACCTTATTTTAGAAAAATGAGAGTAGAGGGTGGATTTATGTATAACTTTTACGATGTCGAAAGAGATGAATATAGACAAGAATGGACTTTTGTTCCTGATGCAAGCGACGGTTCTAATAAAATGCAGTAGCGCACAAACAAACATTGGATAGAAGCAGAACGCCAACCTGCGCTATTCATTTTATTTATTGTTGGCATTTCGTTTTTGAGCGATGGCAGAATTTGGAGCAGCACTTAAAGTAAAAAACCCTGACTTTTATTGTCAGAATGTATGTGGCGAAGTTGATTTTTCAATTGATGAATGGAATAAAGCATTTCAATATTGTGAAGATGCTGGAATTGAAGGGGAAGAAAGAGATAGGATTTTAAGCCCTGAACTATTCCCATGTGAAAAGCAATGTGAAGCCTGCATAAACATAGTATTAGATACCCAATTGAAAAATAAGCGAGCAAGGGAAGCACGGATGAGCGTAGGCAAATGAATGCCAACTGGTGGTTAAACGGAACTTTAAATAAAAGATATAATGATGAATGATTTAAATATATTTGATGAAAACGGCAAGGCATTACATATAGCTGATGTTATAAGCCGTTTTAGGTTTAAGTTAGAGGTAAACGCTGGTAGATTAGCTGAACCATTAATAAACCAAGGAAAGCAACCAAAAGAAGATAAGGATTGCCATAAAGCATTTTTAATGTTAGCCCACTTAGCCGAGATTGAAGATTATTTAAATGGCTTATAACGTAAATATAAACGTAATACGCTTTAACCGTCGTTACGAGTGGTTAAACGAAACAAAACGGAGATTGAAGAATGATACTCATACACACTGATAGTTTGACAGCACGGTGCAACGATGATAATTATCTCGTTCATATTATAGGCAATGGCATTGGGTTAGAAATCCCAACACTTAACGTAGCCTTGCGTATAAATATGAAGAAGGAGAGCTTAATGACTGCACGTAAATTAATGAATTACATTTACTTAAATAACAGTGTACACATTTCTCCGACTCTTATTATAGTACACAATAAGTTGGGAGATGACAAATTACACAAAGATTGGCACATAGAAATTAAACACCCTATCATATACAACTTAGATGTATGGAGGGAATTTGGTCACATAAATCAAAAGGAGATATAAAATGGTAGTATCAGTAGCGGATAATTTAGACGCACCAGGTGTCGTGCAAATAACATTTATGGCACAGGAGAGCCAGCTTGCCAAGGGGGACAACGTTGATTTTGACGATGCGCTTGATGTAGCGATGTGGTTATTACGTAGTCAATATAAGCTTTTGCGTGAAGGCCACATACTTCATCAGCAGATAAAGGAAAAAGTCAAGGAAGAAGTCTTACCACAAAAATCAAAAACAGCCTTTGACGCTATACAAAAAATAAAAAATGATGCTTTGAAAGCCGTCGAGAAAAACGCACCGACATTTAAACAGATAGAAAGTAGCGACGAGTTGTTTAAGAAGATGACGGGAGAAGATTTGACATGAGAACTTTATCGTTTAAATTAGGCTCGGATGGTTGGGTGGACTTACCGCCCCTAGATAACACGATTAGCAGGCATTATTCTTTATACGAAATAATAACACAGGCATTCGGTATATCTATACCTCGAAACCCCGACCCATTCTACGCTCCAAGGCCACCATACTCATACGTTGGGAGTATGCGCAGAATAAGTATCTCGTTAATTGGGAATGATGCAATTCAGTTTAGAGCAAAGACCCAATATGACAGCGGTAAAAAGTATTACGATTATTTCAAATTGAGCGCTCCAGAGCAAGTTGTGTTATCCTATGTATTACACAAAACTATACATGGCGATAATGTAAATGAATATTACAAAGAAATAGCTCATCGTTTTATCAGGGCATTCAGTAAAAAGTACGCTCAAGAATTACGTAAGGTAGCACAAACATGGTTGGTCAAGCAAGAGTTAAACGAACCAGACAGGTTTGTTGTTTGCAATGAAAGAGAGAGAGTGAGGATTAAAGAGTTATTATTAGGCTTTTTAAACGGGGGGAAAGATGTATTGCTTCCTGAGCAAACAATCTTAGAGAAATTGGCGGAAACGGGAAACGTCGATGAGCCAGGCGACAACGATAGAATACAATTATTAAAGTACGATGGCTACCATGGGTTTAGATTTGTAGGCAGAGATAGCGTGGGAACCGACAGATACAGTGGTTATCCAAGCACCAGCGACCAAGACGGGATACTTGGTGTTGCAGAGCGCGCAATGCGTATGGCGCGTACACCACCATCATCATCGTTAAACTATAGCGGCAATTATATATGGACGTTTGAAAATGGAGCGGTTATAAATTTAGGGGGCGTTCAAGAAAGAGTGGTATCAGGCAGGCTATCGGAGTCATGGCGTCCATCGGACGAAGAAATAAGAGAATCTATAGCAAATGATACAGAATTAGAAACAGAATTAGAGGAGGAAGAATGAACAAGGAATTGATTAAAGTTTTATCTAATGCCAAGTTAAGCGACAGAGCCAAGAAGTTTGCAATAGCAATGTATGTTGTTATTGAAAGCCAAGAATCATTAGATAGCACAACAGAGCAAGAAGTCTATAGTAAGGTGTGGCAGGAAAGTATAACAGACGCCGAAGTGCGTATAGCCATAGCAGAGTTAAAAAACACAGAGTTGTTTAATGCCATCGTATAGAGCAAACAGTGTAATTAATACACACCAGAAAAAAACAAAAAAAAAAAAAAAAAAAAAGAA